CCGCCATTATTGGTGACATTAATGCGAGTGATAATCAACTTTTAGACCATAACACTCCAAATCCAGTGCGTGGTGACATTATTGTTCATTATAACGATGGAAGTGGTTCTTCTGGAGAGTATCGAAACTTCCAACTCTTTGATGGTATTAGTGCTGATGGAAGTGACGAATCCTTTGTACGATTCGATATGAATAATAAACGCCTTGGTCTTGGAACAGTTACACCAGGCGCCACTCTTGATGTTGTTGGTAATGTTGATATTAATAATGGTTCTACATCAGGTGTAATAATAAATGGTAGTAATGATGTTACCAGTCACCCAGACATTTACCTAAATGGTAGAGGGGTAATGGTTGCAGGTACACATATGCACCTTGGAATCGATGGAACTGATTCAGGAACAGATGCAAGATTTGTAGTTCAAAGAAATTCTCTTGTCCAATCTGAACTACCTGAAAACGAACTCCTACGATTGACAGAAACTGGAGAACTTGGTATCGGTTCGGATGTAAATGGTATTAATCCTCTAGACCACGCATCACAACCAAATCTATTAATCAAATCATATATTCCAAATGACGGAACTAGTGCTTCAGACAACAATCATATTGTTCTTGAAAACACAAACTCATCTTCTAACTTCAACGCATTAATCCGCCAAGGACCAGAATGTCTGAAATTGGAAACAGACTCACAGGGTGTGTTAATTAAAGACAAGACTGTAATTGGACCTGACGGTACAACCCCGACATCTGAGACAACTGCCTCATTAACAGTTGAGGGTGATACAGAGATTACAGAAAGGACAAAAGCAAAGTCATTAAGTTCAACAGTCAACCCTGTAGTTTTCAACTTTGTAACACAGGCCGCTAATGGTGGTGTTTCTCTAATTGGAATTCAGGGGTTTGATGACCAAACTGATACAATTACAGTTGAGAAAACTGCCGACAATAAATATGTGGTAACACACAACGGACTTTCTGGAAGAATCAACGCAGATAATCTTACAAGTATGGCGGTTTTTGTTAGTTTTGATGGTGGTGATAATACTTTAGTAGCACAAGCAAGAAATCGAACAGCAGATTCCTTTGAAGTGATGATTATGGGTAGTCAGAGACTCAATGATGGTTTCCCGCCCGCCAACGGATTAGTTTGTTCTTGTATGTTATGGATACCTCATGCGAATGTATAAACATAATAAGGAATCAATGAACAATGGGAAGTAGTGCAATAAATTTAAGCGGACCTCTTGGACCAGAACACTTTAGAAATAAACTTCTAAACGGTGATTTTAATTTCTTCCAAAGAGGACTTAAAACTACAGCAGGACCAACATCTGGTGGTTTCTCTGAAGCATTTAGCGAAACATATGGTGCTGACCGTTTTTATGTTCGTGCTACCACTGGACTTGGATTTACTGTGGGTAATGGTTCATTTGAAGTTGGAACGGATTCAACTGTGCCAAGAGTTAAAGTTACTAGAGAAGGATTCACTTTAGGATATCCACAAGCAGAGGTATCGGGTGTAAAACCTAGTGATTATTTTTGTAGAGTTACGGTAGGCGCCTCTGATGGTGATTCTATTGATGGTGTGACTGGTTGCTCAATGGATATGGGAAACGGTTTCTTGATTTTTGGTCAAGCAGTTGATACAAATACAGTTGAGTTTAGTGACTCGACTTGTTACCTAACCTTTCTTGCAAAATCTCATGGCAACATCACAAATCCAACAATTGGTTGTAGAGTTGCATACGACCCAGACCAAAATGGTTCTGTGGGAGACGAGCATGTTGTTCCAGAGACAACAGGTGCAACTGCAAATCTTGGTAATGGATTTAGAGAACGAATTAGAATTCTTGGAGATGATATTGAAATTACTCCTTCTTGGCAAAAATTTAAAAGAAAATTTAAATTCCCATCATTCGAGGGTTGTACTCTTGGAACTGTTGACACGGTACATGCAATCTTCATGTTAGCACATGGACCATCAGGACCAGAAGAAAATAAATCAAACGGAAAACTTACAGATATGTTGGGGTTGACAGGACTGACTGGTGCTATCGACTTTGCACAAATTCAACTTGAAATAGGTGACGACTCATCTCCATTCGAAAAACGACACACACAAGTAGAACTCGCAATGTGTCAAAGATATTATGAAAAAACTTATGATGTTGATGTTTCGCCGGGAACTAGCACAACAGGTTATGGTGGTGGTCTTCGTGGTGCTACCGACCCACAAATAAATAACACATGTCACCAACCAACTCTTTTTGAAGTAAGAAAAAGAGTAGCACCCACAGTTACTTTGTATGGTAAGGATGGTGAAGAGGGTGGAATCTATGTACAACATGCTGAAAACTATCAAAGTCAATTCGTAACTGCATCAGCAGGTAATCGTAGTGAATCTGGTTTTGGTACTATTCAGTCGTCTGTGTCTCTTGGCAATTATACACAAGGTGACACTTTAATTGTTTATCACTTTGAAGCAGATGCAGAGATAGGATAGGAGATAAGATATGAAAAAATATAAACAATTTTCAGACGGAAGTATCACATGTAAATCTAGTGGTATGACATTTTCTACCGATACAGAAAATAGACACTATAGAGAATTTTTAAATCTCCAAAAACAAGGACTTGTAGAGGTTGAAGTTATAGAAGATGATGAATGGGCAACAATTAAATCACAAGTTAGGTTAATTCTCAAAAACTCAGATTGGACACAACTTCCAGACAACAATCTCTCTGCTAGAGACCAATCAGCATGGAGAGCATATCGTCAACAGGTACGAGATATAACAAAGACCTTTAATAAACCAGAAAATGTTGTATGGCCATCAAGACCATAATATAAATATTCCAAGAGGACGCAAATGGCAATAGAATATAGTGCAATCAATTTAAACTCAGTAAAAGGTTTCGTTAGAACAATTGACGAAGACTTTACTTTGTATGTTTCTCCGCAAGGGGATGATGACCGAAATTCAGGTTTGTCTGTTGATTCTCCGTGGAAAACAGTACACAAAGCACTCAGTTATCTCTCTGATATTTACATCACAGAAAATGCAATTGTTACAATCTCTTGTGCGGCCGGTGTGTATACTATAGAAAAACAAATTGTTGTAAACCATGCTTGCGGTAATAGAATTGCAATTGTTGGCGCCACTCCCCTAGAAATGACCCTTGAAAGTGTAGATGATTATGTTGATACAACGGGTTATACGGGGGATACTGTAGAATTTGGAAGTGCAACTGAGGGTGGTCTTGTCACTGGGTTTGTTGGTGTGAGAAGAACATCAAATCGACTTGGAACTACTGTAGAGGATATTTTATACGCCGATGGTGTTGCGGGTGGAGAGGCATATGGTGAAAGATTTGCAATGGTTTGTACTGTTGCAGGTTCAACTGGTGCATTAGGAGTTGATGATTATGTTTTGGTTAGAGGATTTTCTGGTGCATATGAATCAGATTTTAATATCGATGCAGACACTAGTTTCGGAGAAGGTAATTCTGGAGCATATCCTGCATTAACTATGACAGATACTTCAGTTGCAAAGGCCGGAGAGAACAACACATGGAACAGACCAAGTCAAAGTAGACCAATAAACAGACTACACAATTTAAGATATCCAAGATTTGCAGAGCCAGAAAATTGGTTACAAAGATTTTTTGCAATAGGATGTCATAAAGTTATTGGTGTTGGTTCTAATGTTCCAGGTCTAGATGGAGCAACTGGTAACACATTTGGTCGCATCACACTTGAAAATAAAAACACAAATAGAAATCCTTACGATAAAGCAGTCAATAGTGCTGGTCGAAACACTGCTGGTGAAGGAGTATACTATGACGATACACCAGTAGCAGGTCTCTATGATTATGATAGACCAACTCCATGTTCTCAAAACTCTTCAGAGGTAACAGAAAGTGGAGCAGGAAATGGAAACGAATATTCATATCTTCACAATGCCCCCTCGTCAACGCAACAACACGATAAGATTGGATATATGCCAGAACCACCCGATAATACTATTCGACCAGCAGTGGGTTGGGAAGATGAAGATTCTGGCGGCGCACTCTTTACACCAACGACAAGAGCAAGAGAACGAAGAACACACGGTAAGTTCACCGTAACTGGACTCCGAACTGTATTTTTGTTTGACCCAAATATTGAAGTATCACCTGTACAGACCGGGTCTCTTCGAGAGGAAAGTACAGGCGGTTTTGGAATGCAAATTTCAAAAAATTCAGGACTCCATAGATTAGATAATATTGTCTTCAGACCAACACATGATTCTAAGATTGCAAATGGGGAGGATTATGGATATAAAAATCCTAAAACCAACAATAGAGTCTCTCTTGGTGGACTTGTTGTGTGGGAAAATTCAACCATCTACAATCTTGGTCCTAATATAGCATTTACAGATTTTACAAATGAAAGTCTTCATATTGCAGGGGGAACTGTTAAAAGTATGGGCACATGTTTTTCAACTTCTAATGGTGCATGGAGGTTGGATACCGGCGGTAAACTTTTATTAAATAATACAACAGTAACAAACTGCAAGGTTAACTTAGCAACTAGTAATTCTTCATTAGCAATAAATCGCTCAATAATACTTGGGAATAACAGACTCCAAAACGAAAATTCAGAAACAATGATGAATGATTCTGCCATGTTATATGGAGAACAATACAATACAAGTGAAACTTCAGGTACTGCGGTTGAAATGACTTCGGGTAGTGTTAGGTTCAAAAGAAATCTATTCCATAGATTGGGTACGATTTATAACAGTGGCGCAGATTTTGTGTCTAAATATAACACCTATCAAGAGTCATGGATGCAAACTTTGTATAATCGAAGAAATGGAAAGTTAGACAGTGAATTTGATGCAATAATAAAACCCGGCGGCCTCGCAATACATACTCACGACCAAGGATTCAGTTATATAAAAGATATTCTAATAAGTGGTTCTGGAATTCAAAATAATAACGCTGGTGATGGTATCGCCAATTCGCATGGAATGACACATCTTAAAGGTGCGATTATTTTATATAATACCTTTAACCACTATCCCCTCGTAAATTATTATGGTGGTATAATAGATGCTGACAGTGCCACTGCATGGGTATGGAAAGTTTATAAAAGTAACGGACAAGAAGGACAAGACAGTGCGGCAGGGTCGTACATAAGAAACTCTAATGCCATACTTATGCATGGACCTACAGTTCAACTCAACTCAAATTTGTATGGTGACACTCAAGCAAACTACGGAAACGAAGGGACTGCAATTACAGTATACGGTCCAACCATACTCTCTTGGTCGGGGGGAGAACCATACGAAGCAGACAGTGGTATCGACCCATAATATAACAGGAAAAAACTATGCCATCAATTAATGATAAATTATCTGAACAAATAGTAATATTAAACGAACAGAATATCGTATTGGCTGTTCTTGATAAATCTTCTACGGGTATTGATGTTGGTACAGATATTTCAAAAGTTAAAGAATTATCTGGTTTACAAGACGCACATGAAGTTTTAACAATTCCTGTTGGTATAGAACCACCAACTCTTGAAAATGTTCATAGACCTTTAATAAACAGAGATAGAACAAATCATAATAATTCGTTCCCTGAAAATGAAGCATCTCTTACACCCATTTTACCAGCATTTAAAACATTTTCAAACCAGTATTTGTATTTGGACGATGGTGGTTGTGGTGAGTTTATTGCAAATGAGGAAGTCGAACAAAGTATTCATAAAATCGAAACAAGGGGAAGAACAGGTTCGAGTGGATACTACGGAAAAGTTGTTCACGCAAAAACTGTTGGAGTAAACCAAGAACCTATAAAATACGCATGGACTTGTGGGTATTTTGGAGGAAGTGCGGATAATGCGGCCGGAGGAACTGGTACATATCTTGAAATTTCTGGAAGTACAACGGACCATCCATTTACTCAAGGAATAACTCTTGATGGCCATCAAGCAGTAAAGATTCAATTTTGGTTTCATTTAGATGGTGTCCACCCACCAGATGGTGCTGTTCTTTTTGGAAAGAAAAATCCTGCGGGTACGACTGGTGGTCCTTTCTATATGGACTATGACGCAGGAACAAATAAGTTTCAGTTTAAAGCATCTTTAGGAAATACAGGCGCCTCGTTCAATAAATCTGTTGAGGCAGAACTTCCTACTGGTATTACAGTGGGATGGCATCATTGTCAGGTAGAACGCTCCAACGACCAATTAAGAATATTCATTGACGGAGTATTGAAAGACCAAACCGAAGTTACAAACTCAAATAACTGGACAAGTGATACAAACTCCTTCTCTATTGGAGCAGAATCAGATGGAACAAAACCATTCAAGGGATATATGTCTGATTTTCATTATGTTGCTGGTGATATTACGGGTACAGATTGGCAAAGAATAATTGATGGACCATCGGGTGGAACGATGGCGACCGGGGCAGGAATTTCAACTCCTGCTGAAGTTGGAACTGGAGACCAGGTATATACCAAACTATTAGTTCCTATGCATGGAATTTGTGGTTGTAATAAATTTGTTGAAAGAGGATTTAATATTGTATCAGCAAAAGCAACCTCTTTGGTTTTAGGTGGACTTAGTGGTTCAACTGCGGGTGATACAGGAAATATTCTTCATCTTTCAAATATCGGTGTCACTGGTGCAATGGAAGGATTCAGTGCGGATAGAGGATTTTTATATGGATTTTCTGGTACGGGAGGAACTGGGGGTGTAACGGGTGCAGGTGCAGGTGGAACTCAAGGACTTACTGGAAGTTTTGCAACATGGGCAATTTCATCAATTCCGTTTGAAGATATAATTGGTATTACAAATAGTAGATTGATATCAATCTCAGCATCAAATGACGCAATGAATCAGGACTTTTCTCTTGGTGTAAGTGGTTCTACAGCAAATCCAAATAACCTAATACACTTAATGGGTAACACTGCTTTACGAGTAGGTTCAGGAGCGGCCGGTGTAAGTGGTGCGGGAGTGTCTGGAGGATATTTTGATATCTTTAACTTCAAACTCACACCAAAGACTTATGAAACTCTTGGTTCATATGCGGCCGCGGTAGAGTCGGGACTAACCCAAGGAGTTGTATTAGTTGATTTAGACGGCACTACTTCGAGAGAACTAAGACCAATTGATATTACTGACTTGTATAAGGATGTCTCTGAGTATTATCTACAAAAGAAAGCGTCACAACAAGAAGCAGAGGCGAATATTAATTCTATAACAGATTTTAAAGAATTGGCAGACACTGGAGGAAAGGGTGGAAGTAAGATAGTATCTAAGAAAAACCTATCATCATCAGTCTCATATAAAGCAGTTCAGTCAGAAAAATCTAAAGGAACATCAGTAAGTAGTCCATATAGTAATGTATATACTGGTAAATAAATTATGGAGTTTTGATTATGGAATTTTTTTCCCAATTACATGATACGGTTACAATAAATGGAGAAAGTTTTGATTTGAAAGATTTTATAAAAATTGAACCAAACTATTCTCTTCCAGATGGTGCAGTTGGGGTGGTTTATAGACCGGGTGATAGAAAATATTATATAATGAAAGATAATTATCAAGTGAACGAAGTTCCAAAGTGGATGGATGGAGACAGATATATTAACAGAATTAATGACTTAAAAATATTGATAGAAGATTCAATCCTAGAAAATAATATTAGAAAAGAAAAAGTCGAAAAGATGAAGCAAACCTCTGATATACAAGCAAAAAAAAGAAAAGTAGAAAAGGACTTAAAAAAATACTTCAGAAATGAAAAAAATAATCAAAACTAGGGGTAAAAAGCAAAAACCAAAAGGCACAAAAATTAGAAAATGCTCCAGAAGTTATACATATAAGAGGAAACATAAACGAAATAGGAGCATAACAGATGTCGAAACCAGCATCGAGGGAACAACTTAAAGAATACGCTCTAAGGAGATTGGGGTCACCTGTCATTGATATCAATGTGGATGATTCTCAAATGGAAGACCGATTAGACGATGCTTTACAATTTTTTGCAGAGTATCATTTTGATGGTGTCGATAGACGATACTACAAATATGAAGTAACTCAGTCAGATATTGATGCAAATAAAAAAGATGCAGACGACCACTTAAACGCAGGTTATATCTCACTTGATGGTATAGACCCAAACATTATAAGTGTTACTCGATTATTTCAATTTTCAGAATCCACGGTAAATATGTTTGATGTTCGTTACCAAATGGCATTAAATGATTTCTATGGTATTCGAACAGGGATGGGAAATCTTTCAAATTATGATATAACAAAAAGACATCTCTCTTTAATACAACAGATGTTAGACCCAGAAAAAATGATTCGTTTTAGTCGAGTCAAAAATCGTCTTCATGTTGATATGAACTGGGATGAAGATATTGAAGCAGGAGATTTTCTAGTTTTTGAATGCTATTCAACAATTGACCCAGAAGTTTATACAGAAATATACAATGATATTCTTTTGAAAAAATATTACACAGCAAATATAAAAAGGCAATGGGGACAAAATCTTTCTAAATTTGAAGGTATTCAATTGCCGGGTGGAGTCCAGTTTAACGGAACACAACTTTTTGACCAGGCACAAACTGAAATTGAAAAGATAGAAGAAGAAGTTCAACTCCGTTATGAATTACCAGTAGATTTTACAGTAGGTTAATATTACTCTTCTCTCGGCCACAAAGTGATTATAAGTACAATGGTAAATTGAGTCAAGTAAAAAAGTGTAAATTAATAAAGAGATTTTAATGGCAAAGAATTCTTACTTCAAACATAAAGCATCAGAGCAGGCACTGATAGAGGACTTGACGGTTGAAACTATTCAGATTCACGGCCAAGATATGGTTTATATCCCCCGTGTAACTGTTGATAGAGACACACTTTTTGGGGAAGATGTTCTTTCTAAATTTACTGAAGCAAATACAATCGAAATGTATATTGATACGGTAGATGGATTTCAAGGCGAGGGTGATTTCATATCAAAGTTTGGCCTTGAGATTCGAGATAGTATAGATTTGGTTGTTGCTAAAAAGAGATTTGAAAAGGTCTTTGAACATGATGAAAACATCACAAGACCCAGAGAGGGAGATTTAATATATTTCCCACTCTCAAAGGGCATGTTTGAAATTAAATTTGTAGAACACGAAAACCCATTTTATCAATTGGGTAAATTATACACATATAAACTCTCATGTGAACTCTTCGTTTACAGTCACGAGGAAATCAATACGGGTTATGACGATGTTGATGTTCTTGAAGACAATACGAATCAGTTTGCCGTTCTTCTTACACTAGGAACGCAAAACAGCAGTGCATCAGACTACTTTATCGGCGAAACAGTTTATCAGGGAACTAATTTAGCAGATGCCACAGCAATTGCAACAGCAACGGGATGGACAGGCGATACAAAGGAACTTACAATTTCCCCTGTTTCTGGAACTTTCGACACATCTGGAAAGGTAGTAGGTTCTACATCAACAGCAGATTATGATATTACTACATCATCGTCCACTACAATTATAATACCACAAGGAATATCTGGTGATGCAGGAGACAACGCCTTTATTGAATTCGAGGCAGATGCAAGCAGTATATTTGACTTCACTGACACAGACCCATTCTCTGAAGGTGGATACTCATAATGTTTGGAAGTCCTTTCTATCACAGTTCTATTCGAAAGTTGGTTGTTGCCTTTGGTTCGTTGTTTAATGATGTTAGAATTATTCGCTCGAATTCAGATGGTTCGACAAAAGAAGAGATTAGAATTCCGTTATCGTATGGACCAAAAGAAAAATTCTTAGTGAGAGCAATGCAAGCAAGTTCACTAAGTGACGACATAAAGGCACGGTATGCTTTACCAAGAATGGGATTTGATATTTCCAACATAACATACGACAACGCACGAAAAAGAAACACAATGCAAAAAAGGTTTGTTGCAAACAGTGACAACAATTACAAAGTAAAAAGAACTTTTTCGGAAGTCCCTTATAATTTTGAATTTAACCTTTATATCATGACTCGTAATATGGATGATGGTTTACAAATAATGGAGCAGATTGTTCCATACTTTACACCAGAATTTAATGTCACACTTAATTTAGAAACTGACATCGCACAAAAAATTGATGTGCCCGTTGTATTAAACAACATCACAACCGAAGAGGACTATGAGGGTGATTTTGACACCCGAAGAAGTATAACATTCACTTTAAACTTTACGGTAAAGTCTTATGTCTATGGCGCCATTCGAGAACAAGGCGTTGTTCGAACAGTTCAAACTACATTCTTCAATTATGATGACCTTGATTCTGACCATGGTATTCATGGAGCAACTGGAGCAACGGGCGCATTCTCTCGTGTGGATGTTTCTGCTACAGGTCCAGATGCAGGACCTACTGGTGCAGGGGTCGGAATAGGCGGATACACCACAGACTTTGCTCATGATTTATTCGTGTTTGGTTATACTGCGGGAGTAACAGGAGGTCCTGGTATAGATATTCGTGGTAATACTGTTTAGATTGGGGTGTTAAATGTCTAAAAAGAAAAAGAAGAAAAGTGTCGAAGAGAAACTTTGCGATGCTTTAGAAATGGAACATGATGAGAATAATGGGTGGGGAAGAGAGACCGAATTAATGAAAATGGAAGAACCAGATGAAAATAATATTGTGAAGACAGATAAAAGCAAAGATATCGAAGCAGACTATAAGTCAGTTCGTTCAAATCTATACTCTGTCATCTCAAAAGGAAATGAAGCAATTGATGGTATATTAGAAGTTGCACATGAGGGGGATTCTCCTCGTGCGTATGAAGTTGCCGCACAAATGATTAAAACAGTGGCAGAGGCAAACAAGGATTTGATGGAACTTCATAAGAAGGTGAAAGATATCAACAAAGAAGAAATCAACCACAACACAACGACAAACAATGCCATATATGTTGGTTCTACAAAAGACCTACAAGAACTTGTCAATAACACACGAAGTGCCTCTCGCCGTCTACCAACTGATGATATAGTTGATGCAGAGGTGATTGAAGACAATGAGTGACAGATATCTTGGTAATCAAAATCTAAAGTCTTCTGGTGTTGCACAGGATTTTACAAAAGAGCAGATAGAAGAATATGTAAAGTGTTCTCAAGACCCTGCGTACTTTATTAAACAGTACATTAAGATTGTGTCTCTCGATGAAGGTCTTGTTCCGTTTGACTTGTGGGATTTTCAAGAGGACATTGTAGATAAGATACACGATAATCGTTTTGTGATTGCCAAACTTCCTCGACAGACTGGTAAATCTACAACTGTTGTTTCATATCTCTTACACTATGTTCTCTTCAACCAAGATGTAAATGTAGCAATCCTTGCGAACAAACTTGCAACAGCAAGAGAGTTGCTTCATAGATTGAAACTCGCTTACGAATATCTTCCAAAATGGATGCAACAGGGTATCGTGGAATGGAACAAGGGTTCTATTGAACTAGAGAACGGTTCAAAGATTTTAGCATCTGCCACATCATCTAGTGCTGTTCGTGGTGGTTCATTCAATATGATTTTCTTAGATGAATTTGCATATGTTCCACAAGGAGTTGCAGAGGAATTCTTCAGTTCGGTGTATCCGACTATCTCATCTGGTCAAACAACTAAAGTTCTGATTGTGTCCACACCAAAAGGACTGAATATGTTCTATCGGTTTTGGACAGATGCAGTAGAAGGAAGAAATGAATATGTTCCAATTGAAGTTCATTGGAGTCAAGTGCCGGGAAGAGATGAAAAATGGAAAGAACAAACAATAAAGAATACATCAGAGGAACAGTTTGCTACAGAATTTGAATGTGATTTTGTTGGTTCTAGTTCTACACTCATATCATCCCATAAATTAAAATGCCTATCATATAAAACACCCAAGTATAAAAATGACGAGGGACTCAAGGTATATGAAGAACCAAAGAAAGACAGAATATATGCAATGTGTGTGGATGTTTCTCGTGGTCAAGGAAAAGACTACCATGCGACTACAGTTATAGATGTAACGGAGACACCATACAAACTTGTAGCGGCATATAGAAATAATGTTTTGTCTCCAATGATGCTTCCAACACCAATACACGCAATCGCAAAACAATACAATAATGCCTATGTGATGATTGAAGTAAATGATATTGGAGGACAGGTTGCGGATATCCTTCATTATGATATGGAATATGATAATTTAATGTCAACTACTGTTCGAGGAAGAAAGGGACAAGTTCTTGATGGTGGTTTTGGTAAGGGTGGTTCTCAAATTGGAATGAGAACAACAGTTGCCGTTAAAAAGGTCGGTTGCTCTAACTTAAAAAGTTTGATTGAAGAGGATAAACTCATAGTTGAGGATTTCGATACGGTTAATGAATTGACATCATTTGTAGCAAAACGGCAATCCTTTGAAGCAGATGATGGACACCATGACGACCTTGTAATGACCTTAGTTATTTTTGCTTGGGTCACAACCCAACCATATTTCCAAGAACTATTGAATGTAGATATTAGAAAAACTCTATACGAGGGACAGATAGAGCAATTAGAGGAAGAAATGACTCCATTTGGGTTTATTGATGATGGAAGTAGTTCAAATTATGAAGTTGATAATCAGGGAAATGTGTGGTTCTCGGCAGAAGACACGGATTACACTTTTTGAAAATTATAAATATCTCAAGACATAATACCATAAAGACCTCGATAAAGTATCGATAAACCACCAATAAACGGACAAGGAGAATAATAATGGGTTTTCAAGTAAGTCCAGGCGTAAATGTAAAAGAGATTGACCTAACAACAATCGTTCCCGCAGTGCAGACCACACAGGCCGCATTCGCAGGTCCTTTTAAATGGGGACCAGTAGAGGTTCGAACAAATGTTGTTTCTGAGAATGACCTCGTAAATACATTCTGGAAACCAGACAACAACTACTACAATTCATTTTTCACATGTGCAAACTATCTAGGATATTCGAACAACCTTCAGGTAGTTCGTGTTGTAGATACAGATACGGCAGTCAACTCAACTGACAGTGGAACGGGTGTACTTGTAAAGAATGAGGAACACTGGAACACCGTAAAGGATTCCAATAGTGATAATAAGTTCTTTGCAAAATATCCAGGCACACTCGGAAACAGTCTTGCAGTTCATGTGTTTGATGATGATGGACAAAAGGGAACAACGGGTAATCTAGTTCTGGATGCACGAGGCGATGGAGTCACCGCCAACGCAATTTCTGTTGGTGATTTAAGTTTCGGACTCACTGGAACTGGCGACACACTTACTGCTAACCAAGGAGACAGAATTGTATTCTATGCAAATGGAAGCGGAAGCGGAAGAACAGTTGTATCATTAGAAAATGCTGTTTCTGGTGTATCGGCCGATATCGTTGTTTCAGCACCATTCCGAAACAGTGTTCCTGCCGGAACAACTTTCGGTATTATCCGAAGATATTCAGATGTATTCCTTACAGAACCAACCACAACAGAAGATGTTGCAAACGCGGGCGGTACAAACGATGCACTTAACATCGTTATTGTAGACGAAGATGGTGAATGGACAGGAACAAAAGGAACAATTCTCGAAACATTCGAGGGAGTTTCAAAAGCATCTGATGCAATTAAATTTGATGGTTCTGGTAACTTCTATAAGGATGTTATCAACAACGAATCATTATACATCTGGGCAGACGAAGACCTAGACAATATTACTACTGCTACCAAATCGGGTACAACATTTGCCGATATTTCTTCTGATGCAGGTGCAACATTTGGTGTTCATCGCTCTGCTTCAAGAAAGTATAGTCTTTCTGGTGGAGATGATGGCAACTGGCCATCAGACGGTGATATTTACACCAAGGGTTATGCAGAGTTTGAAGATGCAGAAAGTGTAGATGTTTCACTCGTTCTTGGTGGAGATTCTTCTGCAACAATACAACGATTGCTCATTGATATGTGCGATAATCGTAAAGATTGTATTGCATTCTTGTCTCCAACAGCAGGTGCAACAGGTGCTGGTCGTGCAAATCTTGTTAAGGATAAGACACCATCACAAGCACTTGAAAATATTCTAACTTTCAGAAATGAAACACTCAACAAGAGTAGTTCATATGCAGTAATGGATAGTGGATTCAAGTATCAGTACGACCGCTATAATGATGTTTACAGATATGTCCCACTAAACGGTGACATTGCTGGTCTTTGTTCCCGTGCTGAAGTTGATAACGAAGCATGGTTCTCCCCTGCGGGATTCAACCGTGGACAGATTCAAGGTGTTGTAAAACTTGCATTCAATCCAAAGAAAGCACACAGAGATGACCTTTATGTTGACCAAGTAAACCCAGTGGTTTCCTTCCCAGGCGAAGGTGTAGTACTCTTCGGAGATAAGACACTACAAAGCAAACCAAGTGCATTCGACAGAATTAATGTAAGAAGACTCTTCATTGTTCTTGAGAAAGCAATTGCAACCGCCGCGAAGTTCCAACTCTTTGAGTTCAATGACGAGTTTACTCGTTCGCAGTTTAGAAACTTGGTTGTGCCTTTCTTACGAGATGTACAAGCACGAAGAGGTATCTTTGACTTCAAGGTTGTATGTGACGAAAGCAACAACCCTGGCAGTGTAATTGATAGAAACGAGTTTGTTGCAGATATTTACATTAAACCTGCGAGAGCAATTAACTTCATCACTCTTAACTTCATTGCAACCCCAACAGGTGTTGACTTCACAGAAGTAGGTGGATAAAAAGGCAATTTATGGGTGGCGCCTTTCGAGGCGTCACCTATATAATACAGAGAAAACTTTTAAGGAGTTAAAAACAAATGAATGTAAATGACTTTTCATCAAAACTAATCGGTGGCGGCGTTCGTCCCCATTTGTTTGAAGTAACTGGTTCGCTTGGTGGTAGTACCCCTCAACAAGAAAGACTTATACCCTTCATGGTAAAGGCCGCTCAACTTCCTGCTTCTACAGTGGGTATGATTGAAGTCCCTTATCGTGGTAGAAAGATTAAGATTCCAGGCGATAGAACTTTTGCAGAATGGACAATCACTGTTATTGCTGATGGTAACTTCGAACTTCGTGATGGATTTGAAGATTGGATGAGCAGAATTAATTCACACGCAGGTAATGTTTCAAGTGATGCCGCACACAGACCAGGTCAGTCTGGTGGACCAGTTTATGCAGATTGGGAAATTAACCAATTAGCAAGAGATGGTGGTGTGTTAAAATCATATAAATTGATGCATTGCTTCCCAACCGAAGTATCTGCAATGGATGTTTCTTATGAAACCACAGATTCAATTCACGAATTCACAGTGACACTACAATACAGTTATTGGACTGCACTCGGTAAGAAGAGTTCGTTCGGTGGGTCAGTAACAGATGGTGACCAACCGTCAGGACAGAAGTTCACTAACACTTAATTTGAAATTTTTATTATGAAGGAATGGTTTTATGCCAATCGATTTATTTGGATTCTCCATAGGAAGAAAGGGCAAAGTCCCTGCAAAACCACAAGAAACCTCCCTCGGTGACCAGTCAAGATTAAAGTCTTTTGCCCCACCAGAGACTGATGACGGCGCCGCACTTGTTGAAGCAGGGGGTTTCTATGGTTCTTATATTGACTTTAATGGTTCAATTAAAAATGACATAGACCTGATAAACAAATATCGGGATATGTCATTACACCCAGAAATTGAAATTGCTGTTGATGATATTATAAATGAAGCAATAGTTTATGATGATAAACAGAATCCATGTGATTTAATATTGGATGATGTTGATTTATCAGAGTCAATTAAAAACAAAATTCAAAATGAATTTGAAGAAATACTCAGACTTCTTAAATTTAAAGTGAAGGGGTATGATGTGTTTCGAAGATGGTATATCGAGAGTCGTTTATATTTTCATATCATGATTGATGACAGTTCTCCAAAAAAAGGAATTCAAGAACTGAGACCAATCGACCCAACAAAGATAAGAAAAGTCAAAAAGGTACAAAAGAAACCAAAGGGAAACGGTGTAGAGAGATTTAATATTATCGATAATGTTGAAGAGTTTTATGTTTACAGTGAATTAGACAAAAACCCAACACTATCCGAAGGCATTAAAGTTGCACCAGACTCTATCTGTTATGTTCATTCAGGATTGTTTGATGCAACAAAAAGCAGAGTGTTTGGTTATCTTCAAAAAGCAATCAAACCTCTTAATCAACTAAGAATGATTGAAGACGCGGTTGTGATTTATCGCATCTCTCGTGCCCCCGAACGAAGAATTTTCTACATTGATGTTGGTAATCTACCAAAGAATAAAGCAGAACAATATCTTCGTGATATTATGAATCGTTATCGAAACAAACTTGTATATGATGCAAGCACAGGCGAAATGAGAGACGATAGAAGGCATATGTCTATGCTAGAGGATTATTGGTTGCCAAGAAGAGAGGGTGGTAGAGGAACTGAAATTTCTACTCTCGATGGCGGACAAAATCTTGGTGAAATGGATGATGTCGAATATTTCAAGAAGAGATTATATCAAGCATTAAATGTTCCGAGTAGTAGACTGGAGGCCGACAATGGATTTAATATGGGTCGTTCTGCGGAAATTACTCGTGATGAATTAAAATTCTTTAAGTTTATTGACCGTTTAAGAAACCGATTTTCTGATTTGTTTAGTCAGTTATTAAGAATTCAGTTAATTCTAAAAGGAATCATAACAGAGGATGACTGGCCAGCGATTAGCGAAAATATGGCGTTTAGGTGGTTGAAAGATTCTTACTTCAGCGAGTTAAAAGAGGGTGAGATTCTAAAAGAAAGATTAGATATGTTGAGTCAAATTGATGACTATATTGGAAAGTATTATTCTTTAGAGTATGTAAAGAAGCATGTTTTACGGCAAAGTGAGGATGATATTAAATTGATAGATTCTCAAATCAAAGCAGAACAGGAAGCAGGATTACATGGCGATGAGGAACAAGAAGGAGACTTTTAATGACTAATTCAAATTTAAACAAAATGGTTTCTGCCGCTTTGGAAAAAGATGCAATCGGATTTAAAGATGCATTCGATGCGGCCACAATAGAAAAGATAAGCACAGCGATTGATAATAAAACTAATAATATATCAAAAGATATAGTAACATCAGCAGAATCACCAAAAGAAGATGCCTAAATACAGGCATAATACCCTACGAAACTATGAAAATAACTAAATAAAAGTAGTAAATTTCAAGACACATATAAAGGATAATCCCATGAATTCTTCTAAAATCTTTGATGCAATTTTGAGCGAAAACTTATTAGATGCTAAAAATAATCTTCACGCTGTTCTATATGATAAACTAAACAATGCACTTGAAGAAAGAACATTAGAGATTACTGATGAAACATACAATCAAACCTGCGAAGGTAAGGATTGTGATGAAGCACTTGACCCTGTAGATAAGAAAGCACTAAAGGGAAAGCACAAAGATAGAGAAGACAAAGACATCGATAATGATGGAGATGTCGATTCATCGGATAAGTACCTCCATAAACGAAGAAAAGCAATAAGCAAAGCAGTCAAAGAAGAAAAGAAGAAAAATGACCCACGCTTTAAGGAGCGGGGTAAGCACGATTGTGCCACTCATGTAAATCACGAACAGTTTGGTGAAGGTACATGCGTTCATTCACAACACGCCGCTCCAGACGAAGATGGAAATATTGCATGGTATGATGTAATGTTTGAGCATGGTATCGAGAAGGGTGTTCCAATTACAGAACTCAAGGTAACTGCAAGTGAAATGCACGAAGACCACGACCATGATATTGAAGAAAGTTCTGCCGCAAGAAAAGCACAAACTCGCAGAATGGGTAACTATGAATATGGAACTGGAAAAATGAAGAAAACGGGTTATGACTCCGACCGTGCTTATAAGAGTCCTAGCGGTAAAAAAACCAGTAAGCGGTCTTTTGACATGAGGGTAAAAAGAGATGAGAGAGGCGACACCTCAGACCGTCTAGCAGATAAAAGAGCAGGTGAAGTTCTCAAAAAGCAAAAAGAACGAAAAGCAAAAGAGAAAGAAAGAAAGAAAGAAACAATTGCAAAAAGGCGTGATGCTTTAGACAGAGAAAAGATGGCCATGGACCGTAAGAAACGAGAACTAAGACATGATAGAGAAACAGCAGAAAGGACTTAAACATGGCAGGTATGCTTTTATTTACAGAACATGTTGAGGATGTAAACTACATCACCGAAGCAAACGAAGACGGAGTAAAAGAATACTTCATCGAAGGTATCTTTATGCAATCTGAGAAAAAGAATCGAAATGGTCGAGTATATCCCAACGATGTCTTAATGAAAGAAGTAAAAAGATACGATAAGACCTATGTCAAGGCAAACAGAGCAATGGGTGAACTAGGTCATCCAGATGGTCCTACGGTAAACCTTGAGAGAGTCTCTCATATAATTAAAGAATTGAAACCACATGGAAATGATATAATCGGGAAAGCAAAAATTCTAGATACACCATATGGTAAAATTGTAAAGAATCTCATGGAGGAAGGTGCAAAATTAGGAGTATCTTCACGAGGAATGGGTTCACTGGAACAGAAAAACGGAGTCAATGTCGTGAAGGAAGACTTCATGCTTGCCGCAGTTGATATTGTTGCAGACCCATCCGCACCAGATGCCTTTGTAAATGGTATCATGGAAGGTAGAGAGTGGGTATGGGACAATGGGATTATTCGTTCCAGAGAAATAGACTCATACAGGAAGTTAGTTGAAAAGGCATCTATAAAAGAATTAGAAGAAACTAAGTTAGATGTCTTCAAAAGGTTTATGTCAAAATTATAAAAAATATAAATAAAGAGACTACTAGTACTCAAATACGACAACAAGGAGTAATCTAAAAATGGACTATAAAGACCCCATTGCAACAGCAAAAGCAATTCTTGAAGGCGAATATCAAAAGAGTCTTGAAGAAGAGTTAACCAACGAAGAAGAAGTTATCGAGGAAGATACCTTCGACTTTGACGATGAATCATCTGATTCTGACCTCGAAGAGGCAAAGCACTCTAAGAAGAATGAAGAGGAAGACGATGATGAAGAAGACGAAGACGAAGAAGAAATGGACGAGGCCTACGGTAAAATGAATGCCGCTAAAAAAGGTAAAGTCCCACCCCAATTCATGAAGAATGTTAAGAAGAAGGGTGACGATGACGATGACGAAGAACTCGATGAAGCAGAGACTATTCTCGATGTAGAAGATAATCAATCTGCTGATGGTAAGAAAGCAACTAAACCAGAAAAAGGTAAGAAGAAGCAACCAGAACCAAAGATGAAACCTTCTGATGCCTCTGGTAAAATAGACACACCAAAGATGCAAGAGCATATGGATGCCTTGTTCGGTGGTGAAGAACTAAGCGAAGATTTTAAGGATAGAGCATCCACAATCTTCGAGGCCGCTGTTGCTGACAGAGTTAACGAAATCGAGACTGAACTAAGAGAAGACCATGACAAAGTTATTACAGAGCATGTAGAAACTCTTCGTGCAGAACTCACAGAGAGACTTGACGATTACTTGGGTTATGTTGTCGAAGAGTGGATGAAGGAAAATGAATTAGCAGTCGAGAAGGGCATCCGAGGCGACATTGCTGAAAACTTCATTCATGGACTCAAGGGTCTATTCGAAAGTTGCTATGTTGATGTACCAAACGAAAAGTATGACCTTATCGATGGTATGGCAACTAAGATTGAAGAACTTGAAGAGCAAGTAAACGAAGGTCTTAATAACAACATCTCACTACGAAAAGAAATTTTAGAGCATCGTTGCACTGAAGTATTCGTAGAGGTAGCAGAGGGTCTTGTTGATACTCAAGTAGAAAAACTTCGTTCCCTATCCGAAGGGTTAGAGTTTGAAACAGAAGAGCAGTATCGAGACAAACTCAATGTTCTTAAGGAAAGTTATTTTGGAGATAAAGATGCATCTGAGTCTTCAACTGACTATGTAGAGACAGGTATTGTCAATGAAGGCACAGAAGCATCACGAACTGATAACAGTGTTATGAGTCATTATGCAAATGCTATCAGCAGACAAGCAAAAGGTAAGTAAATTAATTTAAAACCAGACTGATTAATCAGAATCAAAGGAGAAATTTCAGATGGATACTCAAATGGCCAATGCGGAACAACTTAAGGAAAAGTGGAATCCCGTATTAAACCACCCTGAAATGGAAGACATTCAGGACAATTATCGTGCTTCCGTCACTGCTATTCTCTTGGAAAACCAAGAAAAAGCACTACGAGAGCAAAATCTTCACGAAGCAGGCGCAGGCGCCAACGCCGTCGGCGATGGCCTTGGTCTCGCAACTGCTAACAACAACAGCAACATGCAAGGTTATGACCCAATTCTAATCTCGCTCGTTCGCCGTGCTATGCCCAACCTAATGGCATACGATGTTGCAGGTGTTCAACCAATGACAGGTCCTACAGGACTTATCTTTGCAATGCGTTCCAAGTACAAGTCACAAGGTGGTACTGAAGCACTCTTTAATGAGGCATCCACTCAGTTTGCCGCAGGTGCATCCGCCGCATTCGCCGCAGATGGCGGTAACAGCGACCCACTCTTCGCAGATGAAGGTGGCACTGCTGGTGGTGACTACGATGTAACTGGTGGTATGACAAGAAGTGCCGCAGAAAACTTGGGTGCTGATAACTCATTCCAAGAAATGGCATTCAGCATTGAACGAACTGCTGTGGAAGCAAAGACTCGTGCCCTCAAAGCAGAGTACACCACAGAACTCGCTCAAGACCTCAAAGCAGTCCACGGACTTGATGCAGAAACTGAACTTGCTAACATTCTTAGCACTGAAATTCTTGCAGAAATCAACCGAGAAGTTATTCGTGTAATCTACAAGAATGCTAAACTTGGCGCACAACACATGGACCTTGCTGGTCGTGCAGTTAACAGCACATCTGGTATCACAGGTGCAACTTCTGGTGACCTAATTCTTGAGTCACCCGCGTTCGACCCAAGTGGTAACGAAGCATCACAAGGTCGTGGTGTTGGTGGTGTCTATGATGTCGCCTCCGATGCAGACGGTAGATGGAGTGCTGAAAACTGGCGTGGTCTTGGATACCAACTCGAACGAGAAGCAAATGTTATTGCTAAAGAAACTCGTAGAGGAAAAGGTAACTTCGTCATCTGCACAGCAGATGTCGCTTCCGCCCTCGCAATGAGTGGTTTCCTTAACATCTCACCTGCTCTATCAACAAATCTAAATGTTGATGACACAGGTAACACTTTTGCTGGTGTACTCAACGGTAAGATGAAAGTTTACATCGACCCATACACTGGTGCAGGTAACAATGTTAAAGCAAGAAACTACGCATGTGTAGGTTACAAAGGTACTTCACCTTACGATGCAGGACTGTTCTACTGTCCATATGTACCGCTACAAATGGTACGCGCCGTTGGTGAAAACACCTTCCAACCAAAAATCGGGTTTAAGACTCGTTACGGAATGGTAAACAACCCATTCGTTTCGACAAACACTTCAGACCCACACAATGCGGCGTCTACTAGAGACAACCAATACTATCGAATCTTTAGAATCGATAATATTCATGGTAACTAATTAAACTTCTTTCCCCCTGTAGAAGTTTGGAGAGCCACCTTCGGGTGGCTCTCTTTTTTTACATACATAGTATTGGAGGTGCATTTAATGTCCGAAGTTAACATATCAGCAAACTATGAACCAAACATCAACCGAAGACAACCAACAAACACCAACTTCTTATTGTCTACTGGTTTTAGATTCGTTTTACAAAGAACACCATCTTTAACATATTTCTGCCAGTCTTGTAATTTACCCGATTTTCAATTCGCCCAGATTGAGCAACCTACTAGATTCATTCCAGCAAAACATCCCGGCCGAGGATATAATTTTGGTGATTTAACTATAGGGTTTTTGGTGGATGAAGATATGGTAAACTACCTAGAAATATTTAACTGGATGAAAAGTCTCGGAAATGTTGAAGACCATTCAGACTACTTGGAAAAGACTTCGGAGCATTTTTCTGATGGAAGTATTACTATATTGAACAGTGCGATGAAACCAAATCTGACTATAAATTTCAAAGATATATTTCCAACATCTATAAGTGGCATAGATTTTAGTTCTACCGCAGATGATACAGAACCAATACTTGTAACTGCTTCGTTTGCCTATACAAGTTTTGATATTGAAAAACTTAGTTAATTTTGATTTGATTTTTTTGAAATGGGTTATATAATACTCGTATGGAACTAAGCAAAATTAAAAAGATGGCATACAAAGATATGCCTATAGATGATACTGAACTTGACTTGGAATCGCTCAAGACTCCTCAGTTACACAACAAATACCTTAACATCTTTCATGATGAAAGACTTGTTTTGCGTAAACTCGAAATAGACCACAAAACTCTTTTAAAGACTAAGTGGGAATACTATACAGGTAAGTTAGATGAAGAAACATTAGAGGAATATGGATGGGAGCCATTTCCTCTAAAGATTCTTAAGAATGATATTCAAATGTATTTGGATGCAGATTCTGATTTGACATTTATCGAAAACAAAATTATATACCAAAAAGAAAAAGTTACATATCTTGAATCTGTTTTGAAAAGCATAACCAACAGACAGTGGAACATTCGCGGAGCAATAGACTGGAGAAAGTTTATCAGTGGTGTATGACGCTCAAAAAGATGAAATGAACAGGGTATACCTGAAGCAGGCATATTTACATGCGGCGAAATATAGTAACGACCCATCAACGCAAAATGGGGCAGTCCTAGTCCACCCAAAGGGTGGAGTTATTTTAGGCGCCGCAAACTCTTTACCAAACCGAGTTGAAGATAAACCAGAAAGGTGGGAAAGACCACAAAAGTATAATTACATAGAACATGCAGAGAGAAATGTAATATACAAAGCGGCACAAAAAGGAATTGCAACACATGGACTTTTTATGTTTGTTCCTTTTTTCTCCTGTCCAGATTGTGCAAGAGCAATTATACAAGCAGGAATATCAAAAGTTGTGGGACATAGACAGTTCTTTAATCTTGCAAATGATAGGTGGAGAGAACCATGTAAGATTGGAATTGATATGATGCAAGAAGCAGGGATTATGTGTGTTCTTTGGGATGGAGATGTTTGCGATAAAAGAGTAACGATAAAGGTTGACGGTAAAGATTTTTCACCATAAATAGTAATATGAGTGACCTTTCAGTAAAATATGAGGACAGCGTTGACATAAAGGTAGAATGTGAGAGGGGTATTGCAAAGGAACTCTCTGATTATTTTACCTTTAAAGTTCCCGGCCATCAGTATATGCCATCTTATAAAAATAAGATGTGGGATGGTCAAATAAAACTATACAACATCTATGCACAAACTCTGTATGCAGGTCTTTTAGACTATGTTATTCGTTTTGCAGAAGATAGAAACTATTCTATAGAAGTAGACAAAGAACTAAAAGAAGAAAAGAAAAAGATAAACCTAGATGCGTTTCTATCCCTAATGAAACTTTCAGTTTCAGGAAAAGAAATAGAACCATACGAACATCAAAAGACTGCAATTAATTATGTGATGCACAATGATAGATGCTTGTTGTTATCTCCAACTGGTTCTGGTAAAAGTTTAATAATCTATTGTCTAATGAGACATTACTTAAATATTCTACCAGAAGACAAAAAGGTGTTAATTATTGTACCAACTACATCTCTAGTTACCCAAATGCTTTCTGACTTCGAGGATTATTCCAAGAAGGATAGTTGGGGTGCAAAACAAAACTGTCATGCTGTTATGGCAGGAAAGGATAAAGACTATCCAAGAAAGAGAGTGATTATATCGACATGGCAATCAATTTACAAAATGAGAAAACCATACTTTGACAAGTTTGGTGCTGTGTTTGGTGATGAGTGTCACCTATTCAAAGCAAAATCCCTCACAAGTATAATGACAAAATTAAAAGATTGTCCGTATAGAGTAGGAACTACTGGGACATTGGACGGAACTCAGACACACAAGTTGGTTATTGAGGGGTTGTTTGGTCCAGTGTTTGATGTAACATCAACAAAAGAATTGATGAATAAAGATTTGCTTTCTAAATTAAAAATTGATACAATATTACTTAAATACAGTGATGAAGATAAGAAAGAAATAAAAAGAGCAAAATACCAAGATGAGATGGATTGGTTAGTTAAACACAAAGGAAGAAATGATTTTATATCAGATATGACTATAAATCTGAAGGGGAACACATTAGTTTTATTTCAGTATGTTGAGAAGCACGGCAAAGTCATACATAGTATTATAGAGGAGAAAGCAAAAGACAGAAAGGTGTTTTTTGTTCACGGTGGAACTGATGTCGAGACTAGAGAAAAAGTTCGTCAGATTACAGAAAAGGAAGAGGATGCAATCATCGTTGCATCTTACGGAACTTTTTCCACAGGTATCTCCATACGCAGATTACACAACATTATTTTTGCAAGTCCTTCAAAATCTAGGGTGAGAGTGTTACAGTCTATAGGAAGACAATTAAGAAAATCGGAACACAAGGATGTCGCAAGATTATACGACATCGGAGACGACCTAAGTTGGAAGTCATGGAAGAATCATACACTAAGGCACTTTTTAGAGCGAATTAAAATATATGAATCGGAAAAGTTTGATTTTGCTTCTGTCATGATACGCATATAAGCAGAGGAGGACAGATGAAACACAACTATAGAATACTTAAACTAAGAAGTGGGGAAGATGTAATCACCAAGATTGTAGGTGGTGACAAGAAGAATTTAACTATCGACAAACCGATGGCAATGAAAGTTGCGTCCTTTGTGTCTCCAGACGGCAGAGATAGAAAAAATGTTCTTTGTATGAAGGACTGGTTAGAATATACCGATAAAGACCAAATAGCAATCCCAAGAGACTGGATAGCAGTTTTTCTACAACCAGATAACGATGTTATTCGATTATATGAATTAGAGAAGAAAAGAATTGCCTCTGGACCTGAGGAGAGAGAAATAGCATTTAAAGAAAAAATCGAAGAAGAACTTGCACAAGAAGAAAAAAGTAGTATAATGGAGAAACTTCCTATTGACCCAAACAGTGTCATTGCTTCCTTTGCAATACCACCAAAAGTATTTTTATCAATACTGGCAAATGGTTTGCTTCAGCAAGGACTAGAATCTGAAGGTCCTACCTCCGATTTGTTTGATGCTTTGTTTGGGGATATAGCAGAAGAAGATTTTAACGGAAGTCACGAGAGATTAGATGATGATGAGGATGATGATAAAGGCCACGGAAATAGATGGAGAGATTGGTCAGATAATCCAAACGATTACACATAGGATACATAATGGACGAACCCAAAAAGAAGGCGGCAAATCATTATATTGATAATAAAGAATTTTATCAACATATGATTGAGTGGAAAAAAACAGTGATTGATGCAGAAAATGCCGGCGAGAAAAAACCTCCAGTCACAGATTATATTGGTAAGTGTTTCTTAGATATTGCGGAACACCTTTCATATAAACCAAATTTCATCAACTACCCATACAGAGAAGAGATGATTGGTGACGGCATCGAAAACTGTATCATGTATGCAAGTAACTTCGACCCAGACAAATCCACAAATCCATTTTCGTATTTTACTCAAATAATTTACTATGCATTTCTCAGAAGAATACAGAAAGAGAAGAAACAGGCATACATTAAATACAAAGCAGTCGAAGCGGCCGACATCTACAATGAATTTCCTAGATGGGTAAATTCAACAACCGAGGAAGAGGGAGAGTCTGAAACAGTAGATGTATATGCGAAGTATTTTAGTTTGTCTAAAGCAGATATTGAAAAGTTTACACCAAAGAAGAAAAAGAAAACTAAAAAGAAAACTAAAAAGAAAACTAAAAACAAAAAGAAGACCACAGACCTTGATGAATTTTTAGAGGAATAGAATGAAAATTGCCATTATTAATGATACCCACTTTGGGGCGAGAGGCGACTCACAATTATTTTTTGATTACTTTATGAAATTTTTTGATAATGTATTCTTTCCATACATCGAAGAAGAAAACATAAAAACAATCATTCATGCTGGCGACTTAATGGACAGACGCAAGTTTGTCAATTTTAATATATTGAATCAAGTAAGAACCAGATTCATGGATAGACTGAGAGCAAAAGATGTCCAGATGCATTGCATTCTTGGAAATCATGATGTCTACTACAGAAACACAAACAAAATAAATTCAATAAGAGAATTGTTTGGTGATGATTTGTATCTTTACGAGAATCCCGAAGTTGTCAATTTTGGTGGACTTGACATTGCACTTCTACCTTGGGTAAACAGTGAAAACTTTGATGAGTCTGTTGAGTTTATAAAAAATGCCTCTGCTCCGATTCTTGTCGGTCACTTAGAACTTCAAGGATACGATGTTATCCGTGGAGTTAAATATGACGAGGGCATGAATCCAGAAATGTTTAAAAGATATGAAAAGGTCTTTACGGGTCACTTTCATTGTAGGCAGGAACATGGTAATGTTTACTACATGGGAACACAATATCAAATTACATTTGCAGACTTAAATGAAAACAAAGGGTTTCATGTTTTTGATACAGAGACAAGAGAGATAGAATTTATTCCAAACCCATATAAGATGTTTCATTCTGTTACATACGATGACAAAGATGGTCCTATGGATGTGGACTCTTATGATTGTTCGTGTCTTCAGGATTCTTATATTAAACTTTATGTTGAGAATAAGAAACATCCATACTCTTTTGAAAGGTTCATGGATAAACTTTATGATTGTGGTGTTGCTAAAATTACCATAGTTGAGGATATCATCGACTCAGAATGGACAAAAGAAGAAATTGTAGATTTGGCACAAGATACAGTTACACTCATCAACAACGAAATCGATGCGATTGAAGAAGTCCAAGATAAAGCAAGAATGAAAAAGTTGATTAAAGATTTATACATGGAGAGTATTTCATTATGATAATATTCCAAACACTAAGTTGGAAGAACTTTCTTTCTACAGGCAATTACAAAACTAAAGTTGACCTTACACAACACAACAACACACTCATCTCTGGTGAGAATGGTGCGGGTAAGTCAACAATGCTTGATGCATTAACATTTGCTTTATTTGGAAAATCATTCCGTGGTATCAATCTAACTCAACTCCCAAACTCAATCAACGAAAAAGACTGTGAAGTAGAGATTGCCTTTACAATCGGAACAGACTCCTATAAGGTTGTTAGGTGCATGAAACCAAAGAAGTTTGAAATACACAAAAACGGTGAAATGCTAGACCAAGATGCGAAAGCAAGAGACTACCAAAAGATTCTTGAAGAGCAGATTCTGAAGATGTCATATAAGTCATTTTGTCAAGTTGTGATTCTTGGTTCGTCCAACTATGTTCCATTCATGCAACTAAGTGCCGCAGACAGAAGACTGGTTGTTGAGAACCTTCTTGATATTGATGTGTTCTCAACAATGAACACTCTTGTCCGTGCAAGACTACAAGTTGCAAAAGAAGACATCAAGGACATAGACCACAAAGTAGAGATTGCAAAAAGTAAAGTGGATGAAAAGCAAAAACTAATCAATACTCTTGAGAAGAAGTCAAGTGACTCTGTAGAAAAGTATAGAGACGAAATAAAAGAATCAAAAACGCAAATAGAAGAATTCGAAAAAGAAATTGCCAAAAAGCAAGAGGAAGTCTCCACTCTACTAAAATCTATTGGGGATAAGGATACTATACCAAAAGATTTGATACAGGCAGAGTCAACAGAGCAACAACTAAAAAACAAGATAAAGACAATTCAAAAAAATATAAAGTTCTACGAGGAAAATGATATATGTCCCTCCTGCAACCAAAACATCGAGGAACATCATAAGAATTGTATTCTAAACGATAGTAGCAAACAACAGAAAGCAGTAGAAACTGCCATAGAGGATATAGGAAAACACATATCATCAAACGAAAAGAGAATGAGCGAAATCAATTCTATTCTTGAAGATGTTTCTGTATTAGATAAACACATAACAGAAAAGAAAAATCAGGTGAGTGTGTCACTTCAATACATCGATAAACTTCAGGCAAATATAGAATCAGTTCTCACGGAGGGGACAGAAGTAGAAACTGCAAAAGAAGAAATGAACAGATTGATAGGAGAGGGAACTACTCATGTCACGAGAAGAAAAGAACTTGTTGAAGATAAACATTATCTTAGCATTGCTTCTACTCTTTTAAAAGATAGCGGAATCAAGGCAAAGATTATCAAGCACTACTTGCCAATCATGAATAAGTTAATCAACAAGTATCTTTCGGACATGGATTTTTTCTGTCAGTTTAATCTTGACGAAAACTTCAACGAAACAATCAAGAGTCGGCATCGTGATGAGTTTACTTATCACAGTTTTAGTGAAGGTGAACGATTGCGTATCGACCTATCCTTGCTTCTTGCATGGCGTGAGATTGCACGACTGAAGAATAGTGTAAACTGTAACCTGTTGATTCTCGATGAAGTCTTTGATTCAAGTCTTGATGCGGTAGGCACTGAAGAGTTCTTAAAACTCTTGACAACTTTCGGAAGTCGTGCTAATATATTTGTAATTAGTCATAAGTCTGATACGATGACGGACAAGTTCCAGAATCATATCGTCTTTGAAAAGAAGAACAACTTCAGTAGGATAAAATAATGGCAGACTGGAATAAAAACAACCCAGAAAAAAAGAAAGCAAATGATAGAAACCGTCATCTTAGAGACAAGTATGGTGAATCGATGATGGAACAATTTGGTGTTGATGGTCAGGCGGGATATGAGTTCCTATTGAAAAAGCAAAATTGCAGATGTGCCCTTTGTGACATTCACGAAAAGGATACAAAGGAAGGATACTTGTGTCATGACCATTGCCATAAAACAGGAAGAGTTCGAGGTCTTTTGTGTGACCCTTGTAACAAGATTCTTGGTGGATATGAAAATACAGTGAATAGGTTTGGAGACAAACTACAGGAATACTTAGGACATGCCCTCTCTATTTGAACCAGAGTTATTTGATATTGGTGAATGGCAAGACCCATCTCCAACTCCTGTGATTGAGGAACATGAAGGGGTTTTGGTTGTTCGTGATGATTTGTTGGTGGGAGGAACGAAACAAAGAGCAGGGGATTATCTAATACGAAACAATCCAGAGGTCAGAGAATGGGTATACGGGAGCAGTCCTGCTAACGGGTATGCCCAAATTGCTTTGAGTGTTTTGTGTAACAGATACAACAAGAGTGCCGTAATATTCATGGCGGATAGAGCAAAAGATAAATTGACAAAATATCAAAAGAGTGCTATAATGGAGGGTGCGGACATGAGGTTCGTACCTAATGGCATGTTAACAGTGACACAAAAAAGAGCGAAGGATTATGTTGGAGAAAATTCAGAAAGTCGTAGACTGCTTCCTATTGGGTTTGACCATCCTTCTGCTGTCGCTTCCATTGCTAGGGTTGCTGAATCTATGGAAGTAAACCCAAAAGAAGTTTGGACGGTTGGTTCGAGTGGAACTTTAACAAGAGGTTTACAACAAGCATGGCCGAACGCAGAATTTCATTGTGTGTCTGTGGGACACAAAGGTGATTATGGAAGAGCAAAAGTTTATCGCTCTGAATTAAAATTTAACCAATCAGTAAAAGCAAAAGATGCTCCACCATTTCCCTCCGTTCCAACATATGATGCGAAGGCGTGGAAATTTGTAAGGGAGTATGCAAGTGAAGGAGCATTGTTTTGGAATGTAGGGTCATGAATAAAACTTTTTACGAAAGAAATGAAAGTGTAATTAACTCAGACATTAATGTTAATTACGAGGATGTCGTTGCAATGACACCAGAAGAGTTTGAAGACTGGGTAGTTCGCATGAGAAAAGAGATTGTCAAGTCTTGGGACAAATACGGTTGTCCACCACGAACAGGGAAAAACGAGAAAGACATTGTAGAGCAGTTCAACAAGATGGCAGAATATCCTGTTCATCTTTTTACTCATACGGATGAATTATCTGATGTTGAGGATGATGTCATTATAAACAAATCAAGATTGGGTGTTGAAGCAGACCAGTGGTTTTCAAATATGATGAAAACCAGAATCAACTACACAGCAAAGGATAACGGTCACTCAATATATGATTTGTTTGCAGACGATAAGTTTTTACCCCGTGTGGTAAGGGGAGCGATGAGACATATTCGTAGAGACTCTTTCTATAACTTTGCATTGTCGGCAATTAAAAACGATGCAAAGTACTCTGTAGTTTCTGTTGATAGCGGTGAGGAGTGGATTGAAGCATTCTTTAACAATTCAAAAATCTTTAAAGGTTACGATTTTATATTAGAGCAAGTGAAGATTCGTGATGGACTGAACACAGGTTATTTTCAGATAGAACAATCAAAGATTCTTCAATTAACAAAAGAACAAGTTCAAAAATTTAAAGACTGTGATTGGTTGGAATATAGACACCACTCTACCTTTGATATTGATGATATGCCAGACGATAAAGTATATGCTATTCGTGTATACCAAAAAGGAAAGAAGATTTTTCCGAAGTGTTTTGCATCATTCAGAATAGGTTATATTCAGGTGGCAGTTAACTACCCTCCAATGACAGCAAAGTATTTGTATGAAAGGTTTACAGATGATATCAAAGACCAAGAGGTTATTAACATCTATGACCCATCAAGTGGGTGGGGTGGTCGCATACTTGGTGCTATGGCCTGTAGGGATGACCGTAGCATTCATTATGTTGGTACTGACCCAAATCCTGATAATTTTTATGGGAGTGAAGGTGGTAGTAAGTATGAATCTCTCGCTGATTTCTACAATACCCAAACTTATAGGGGAAATCCATTCTTTTCCGAAACAAATACTTACCACCAGTTTATGGAAGGGTCAGAAGAAATACAGTACCATCCAGACTTCCAACAATACAAAGGAAACCTCGACCTCATCTTCACCTCCCCTCCATACTTCAACAGAGAGGCGTACAGTGAAGATGAAAATCAGTCGTATAAAAAATATGGCAACACATACGAATCATGGAGAGACGGATTCCTAAGACCAACACTGGAGACTTGCTATCATTGGTTGAAGTCTGACAGATACATGCTATGGAACATAGCAGACCTTTTGGTGAGTGGTGATTACCTGCCTCTTGAGCAAGACTCAATTGATATCCTAGAGGGATTGGGAATGGAATACAAGTATGTTCTTAAAATGGGTCTAGAATTAATGCCGGGGCAAAACAGACTTGATGAGAACGGAGTTCCTAAATGCAAAAATTACTGCATGGTGAACGGCAAATATTTAAAATATGAACCTGTTTTTGTATTTTACAAACCATAAAACAACCTTGACAATTGATGTATACTAATATATAATACACCCATGGCAAAAAGAAAAACAATCAAAAACACAGAACCGGCAATAGACCACCTTATAGAGTCCTCCGATTTGGATTGGGATATTCATAAGTGTGTTAGTTGGTATCGATGCAATCCCGCATCACGAAAACAAGAAAAGCAGTGGGTTTTAGATTATGTAAAGCATATAGAGGGAAAGAATGAAGTAAAGTCTTATTCATATGCAGACAGCAATGACTACTACTTCATTTCTTCTTACTGCCGTATACTATCCAAACTACCAAAGGATTTTAAAGTTCCCATTGGAGTTTCAAAAACTGTACAAAAGCATCTAGACTCAATCAAAAGAAAGAGTATGCAAAAACTTTCTTCGAGGAAAGAAAAGCAAGAGGAAAGCGTTTCTGCTCCATCCATCCAAGAACGAATGGCGGAACAAGTCAGTGGTTACATCGATGATTTGGGTACATATGTAGACCAGTTTCTCGAAGATATTATTAACAAGAATAAGAACACATTTACAATAGAGTCTTGGTTGAAAAGAAATCAAGTTAAATCCGTACAAGCAAGAATGGTTGCAAAGTGGTATGAGCAGAGACTACCAGAAGTTGTAGAGGCAATCGAAGGTTCGTGTGACCAATTAAACGAAGCATATGGGTTTCTCACAAAACCACAGAAGAAAAAGTATTATAAGTTTCTTCAATCAATCGTAAACGGTTGCATGGAAGTTGCAAACACATCTACCCGAAAAAAGCGTAGGAAGAAGGTAAAGAGTCCAGAGCAACAGGTAGCAAAAGTAAACTATGAAAAAGAAAATAAAGAATATGGAATTGAGAGTATCAACCCAACAGAAATTTTGGGTGCAAGTAAGTTGGTGGTATTCAATACAAAATATAGACAACTAACCATATACAGCACACTTGACCCTTCTGGATTCCATATTAAAGGAACAACGATTGCAAACTTCAGCAAGGACTCTTCCAAAACAAAAACTCTAAGAAAACCAAAAGATATTCTATCACAGAAGATGACAGGGATTCGCCTCTTCAATAATGTATGGAAGTCTATTAAAGCAAAAGAGAAAACGCCAAACGGAAGACTAAACAAAAACACAATTATACTAAAGGCATACAAATGATACTGTTGGACAATAATCAAATTATACTAGCAAGTCTATTTCAATCTATGAAATACTCAAATGAACTTAATGAAGATTTTATCCGTCATTTGGTTTTGAACACATACAGAATGTATAGAAATAAATTTTCTAATACATATGGGGAACTAGTGATTTGTCATGATTCTGGAAATTGTTGGAGAAAAGATTTCTTCCCACAATACAAGCAGAACAGAAAGAAACAACAAGACAAGTCGCCTTTTGATTGGAAAGAAATACATTCTGCCATGGATAAAATTAGAGGTGAGATAAGAGATGTCTTCCCCTACAAGAACATTCAAATTCCGAGAACAGAGGCAGATGATTTGATTGCCACAATCTGTAAAAACTATCACACAGAGGAAAAGATTTTGATTGTCTCAAGCGACAAAGACTTTCAACAATTACAGATTTATCCAAATATAAAACAATATAGTCCAACAACTAAAAAGTTTTTGGTGTGTGAAAACCCGAAACAATTTTTACTAGACCATATTCTTCGTGGAGACACATCAGACGGCATTCCAAACATTTTGTCCGATGATGATGTTTACCTTGATGCAGACAAGAGACAAAAAAGATTGACAAAAAAGACAATAGAAGGTCTTTACGAAGAAGTAAAAGATGGTACAATTAAAGAAAGAGAACATTGGAACAGGAATAAAAATCTCGTGGATTTATCTTGCATTCCTGATACATACCAAGAACAAACTCTAGAGGCGTATAATACCTCAACTACAAATAAGCGAGATAAACTTTTGAACTACTTTATAGACAAGAAACTAAAAAATCTTATGGAACATATAGGAGAGTTTTAAAGAGATGGCACGGAAGAAAAATCAACCCAACAAAGAACATTGGGATGACGACCACTATAATTATAAGAAGGCACTCAAAAGAGAAGACCGGCGTTCTAGAAGAAATAAAAACAAGAAATATCTAAAAGATGTTGTTCGGGGCGAAATTGACCCTGATACATATGAAGACTACAGTGATGGTCAATGGTAATTTAACATGGAGAATATTATGAGTACAGCGACAGCGATGAAACTTTCACAAGAAACACTGGACATTCTAAAAAACTTTGCAGGAATTAATTCCAACATTTTAGTAGAACCAGGCAATACTATAAGAACAGTTTCACCAGTAAAGAATGTTTTAGCAGAGGCAGAAGTATCAGAAACATTTGATACGCAGTTTGGTATTTGGGACTTGAATAAGTTTCTTTCAACTGTAAGTCTTTTCACAGAACCAGAGTTTGAGTTCCACGATAACTATGTTATTATCAGTGGCGAGAATGGTTCTTCTGTTAAGTATTTCTATAGTGAACCACAACTACTCACAACGGTAAATAAGAAAATTAATATGCCAGAACCAGTAGTTGAGTTTGAGTTAGATGAATCAGACTATACTGAACTTCTTAGAGCAGGTTCAGTTCTTCAACTACCAGACCTCTCTGTTCGAACTGACGGAGATTCAATGGTTATGCTAATTCACGATAAGGACGATGTGACCTCAAACAGTTATTCAATCGACCTTGGTTCTTTGCCAACTCCTGATGATGATTTTAAGTTTAACTTCAAAGTGGAGAATCTTAAAATGATGTCTGGTGATTATGATGTTTCCATCACAGACAAGGTTGTGAGTCGGTTTGTAAACAAAAACAAGAATGTAACATATTGGATTGCACTTGAATCCGATTCAACATACAAAGGATAAATTATGAAAAATATACTAGTTTGTGGTGGTGGAGGATTTATTGGAAGTCACTTAGTCAAAAGACTAAAAGAACAAGGACATTGGGTTCGTGTGTGTGATTTAAAATACACAGAGTATGGTGAGTCACCTGCCGATGATTTTGTTATCGGAGACTTGCGTGACCAACTCGTTTGTGATGCATTGTTTGATACTAGAATTGATGAAGTTTATCAACTCGCCGCAGACATGGGCGGTGCGGGTTTTGTTTTCACTGGAGAAAATGATGCAGACATCATGCATAACTCGGCACTAATTAATCTTAACATTGTTGAGAGAGCAGTAAAGCACGATGTCGGGAAAGTATTTTACTCCTCATCTGCTTGCATGTATCCCGAACACAACCAACTTGACCCAGATAACCCAATGTGTTCTGAAGATTCTGCGTACCCCGCGAATCCTGACAGCGAATATGGTTGGGAAAAGTTATTTAGCGAAAGAGTTTTTCTTGCATACATGCGGAACTACAATCTAGATGTTAGGGTTGCAAGGTTTCATAATATCTTTGGTCCAGAGGGGACTTGGGATGGTGGAAGAGAAAAAGCACCCGCCGCAATGTGCAGAAAAGCATCACTTGCAGAAGATGGCACATCAATTGAAGTTTGGGGTGATGGAAAGCAGACTCGTTCATTCTTATATGTCGATGAGTGTGTAGATGCCATGCTTAAATTAATGGAGTCAGACTTCCACGGACCTGTAAACATTGGTTCGGAAGAAATGATTGCAATTAATGATTTTGCTCAGATGGCAATTGACATTTCTGGAAAATCACTTACAATTAACAATATTGAAGGACCAGAAGGCGTTCGTGGGAGAAACTCCGACAACAATTTGATTCGTGAAAAACTTGGATGGGATTATTCGATGTCTCTCCAAGAGGGAATGGAGAAAACCTACGAGTGGATTTCTGAACAAGTGAAACTGCGTGAAGAAGGGGTACGAGTTGAAATCAAAGCAGACAACGCCAGACATTGGCATTGTGATGGAATAAGTGTTGCTGATTTGGATATGCGTGACCGAGTGCTTTATACTTCACAACATTAAGGATATATTATATAATGGTTCAAGTGAAAGAATACCTGTGGGTGGAAAAATACCGTCCACAAAAAATTGATGATTGTATTTTACCAACCCACATTAAACAAACATTCCATGACATAATTGATTCAGGTGAGTCTCAGAATCTTCTTTTGTCTGGTGGTGCGGGGTGTGGTAAAACCACCCTTGCAAAGGCATTGTGCAATGAATTAGAGACAGATTGGATTATGATTAACTGTTCGGAAGATGGAAATATTGACACACTCCGAACGAAGATTCGTAATTTTGCAAGCACCGTTTCTTTGGCAGGGAACAAAAAGGTAGTTATCCTCGATGAGTTTGATTATTCAAACGCACAATCTACGCAACCCGCATTGCGTGGATTCATCGAGGAGTTTTCAAACAACTGTAGATTTATACTAACTTGTAATTACAAGAATCGGATTATATCGCCAATCCACTCTCGATGTACTTGCATAGATTTTAAAATCCCAAACAGCGAAAAACCAAAACTAGCATCTGGCATTCTCGATAGAATTAAAATGATTCTTGATAATGAAAATGTGAAGTATGAAGAGAAGGTGCTTGCTGAACTAGTCATGAAGCACTTTCCAGATTTTCGTAGAATCATCAATGAGTTACAAAGGTACTCTGTTGCAGGAACTATCGATGTTGGAATACTTTCGCAGATTGGAGATATTAATCTAAAGAGTCTAATATCTGCAATGAAAGAAAAGGAATTCACCAAGGTTAGAAAATGGGTGGTTGATAATATTGACAATGACCAAACTCAACTTTTTAGAAAGTTGTATGATGGTGTTTATTCTCATCTAACAAAACAATCAATCCCACAAGCAGTGTTGGTATTAGCAGAATATCAATACAAGGCGGCGTTTGTTGCAGACCATGAAATTAACATGACTGCATGTTTAACAGAATTAATGATGCATTGTGAAATCAAGTAGGAGATTAAAATGGAAAAAGACCCACTACAAGCAGTTAATAAGATTGTAATTCTCATAGAAAGAGAAAAGCAAACCAAAACTAAATCTGGAATTATTATTGAAAATCAGGTAAACCGTGAACCATTTGCTGTAGGTAAGGTGGTTAGTGCAGGAAATGGCATAGAGATGAACAATGGTAAGTTTCAGACACCACCAGTAAAAAAGGGAGACACAGTTCTTTACGACAAAAATAAATGTGCTATGATGAATGGTATGTCTTATATTTCATCAGACCATATTGTTGCTATCGTGAATGATGAAGCGGCCTTACCGACTGGTTATTATGAAACTAACTAATTATTTAAATGCGATAAACCACACAAAAGAACCCCTACTAGATACGGATGATGAGTTCGTAGAAAAGGGATACACACCTTATGTAATTAACAGGTGTTTGTCTTATTTTACAGATACGATTTTTCATGTGAACGAAATGAATGCGATGTCGAACATAGACAAAAAATTTCATTTTGATTATTTGGTTAATAGTCTTCGCAAAAGAAAACGATTCAGTAAGTGGTTGAAGACCGAAAAGATAGATGAGATAGAGGTTGTTAAAAAACACTATAACTATTCATACAAGAGAGCAAAGGAAGTTCTCCCACTTCTAAGTAAAGCAGAGATTGAAGAAATAAAATCTCTATACAAGGATATGTTATGAAAATATTGATTACAGGTGGTGCGGGATTCATTGGAAAGAATTTTGCTTTGCGTTGTGCAGGGGAGAATATCAACTTCAATGTAGTCGATAGAGATGTCAATTCTGTTTGTGACCTAAGAAACCTTTTACTAAATTATGCCAATATGCAGTCTATGTGTGCAGACACCTCAGAAATTCTCGAAGATGTAGCACAAGGTGTTTATGATGTGGTCGTTCACTTAGCGGCAGTTCCAAGAGTTCCATACTCAATCGAACATCCAGTAGAAACTACAAACGAAAATATCGTAAAGGTGGTTGAGTTGTTAGATGCCTGTGTAAGGGGGAAGGTTAAGAGATTTGTTTTTGCATCATCCTCTTCTGTATATGGTAATTCAGAAGTTCTGCCTGTGGAGGAAGATTTTGATTTGAATCCCATATCTCCATATGCACTCCAAAAGAAAACAGCAGAAGAATTTTGTAGATTATATGCAAAGTTGTATGACTTGGATACGGTATGTCTTCGTTTATTCACGGTGTTTGGTCCTCTCCAAACTGGAGACAACCCATACGCAACAGTCATATGTTCTTGGTTAGATGCCGTCAAGCAGGGAAATGAATTGATTCTTTATGGTGATGGTTCACAATCTAGAGACTTTTGTTACATTGACAATGTGACCGATGCCCTTTTAAAAGCATCCCTATATGAAGGAGAATTTCTAGGAGAGGCATATAATATATCGTGCGGAGAGACCACATCTGTCAATGAAATTATGCTTTGGTTTTTAAGAGAGTATGATGTTAAGTCTAAGAAACTTCCAAGAAGAATTGGTGATGTTGATATAACACATGGTTCGGTTGAAAAAGCAAAAAGTCATTTAGATTACACACCAAAGGTAGATATTTGGGAAGGTCTAAAGAGGACTGCTGATTGGTATATGAAAAACTAAATCTTCATTTTTACTAAATAGTTACAAATAAGGTGTAATTATAATGAAAGAATATAAACAAATAAATGTTGAAGATTTGGTTGAAGTGACTTTGGAGAAAGACGATGATTTCTTGAAGGTTAGAGAGACACTCACAAGAATTGGTGTATCTTCAAGAAAAGAAAAGAAACTATTTCAGTCTTGCCACATTCTACACAAAAGAGGAAAGTACTACATTGTTCATTTTAAGGAATTGTTTGCCTTAGATGGACTAAAGACAGATATATCAGAAAGTGACATAGGCAGAAGAAATGCAATTGCCGGTCTTCTGGAAGAGTGGGGACTATTGGAAATTGTAGACTACGATAGTTGTCAAGAACCAATAACACCATTAAGTCAAATTAAGATATTATCGTACAAAGACAAAGATGACTGGGAATTGTGTCCTAAATACCATATAGGGAAATCAAAATAAAAGTGAGATTTATATTATGAAAAAACCAAAACTGCTAATTAAAGCACCCACCCGAAGTCGCCCAGAAAAATTCAAAGAGGTCATATCCAAGTATATCAACTTCCTATCAGGGAAGCATTATGTTCGTATATTGGTAACGGTTGATTTAGATGATGAAACCATGAACAACGAAGAAATGCGAAAGTGGATGGATGAGAAAAACGAAGAGGGTAAAAAGGCAGGTTATTATGAAATGGAGTACAAATTCGGAAACTCCAAATCTAAAATTGAAGCGGTGAACAACGACATGGAAGGAGAAGAGTTTGACATACTTCTTCTTTTCTCCGATGACATGATTCCTCAAATTGAAAATTATGATGACATCATTGTCCAGAATATGGAACATCACTATCCAGACTGTGATGGTGCATTAAACTTCAATGATGGTCTTCGACCTGACTGGCCGAGGATTATGACTCTCGCTATTCTAAGTCGCCCGATATATGAATCAATGGGACACATTTATAACCCAGAATACAAATCCGTATACGCAGACGATGAACAAACTACGGTGTGTAGATTGTTGGGTAAACTCACTAATCTAGATTTGTGCATCATCCGTCATGAGTGGTTGCCAGGAAATCATCCAGATGCAGATGAAATGCACGCCGAACAAGAAAGTCCAGAGATGTATGCTTATGACAGGGCAATCTTTGAACGAAGGATGTCTGAAAATTTTGGTATTGACCCCGTAGAAGTTTAAGGTTTTATTATGAAAGATTGTTTTTTGTTATACACCAACGATGGTGCTTCAGATATGTGTTTAAATTGTGTGTACAGTTTAAAAAAACTGGGCATAGAAGATGAGCAAATTTTGCTCTACGCTGCCGACTCTGCATCAAAAGATAAACTAGAATCCTATGGGTTGGATGTTAATTGTATAGGTGCAGAAACACACGAGGACTATCAAGACTGGAATACTAATGGGTTTCACAGAGTTGTTCATTATAAAATAAAATCAATCATAGATGCATTACAAACAAGTAATGTGTTTTACTTAGACACAGACAATGTGATATTTAAAGACCCACTAGAGTTTATTTCAAATGTTCCAGACTCAGAGAAGTTTGACATAATGATTCAAGACGATTCTGACCTAGGGGGTCGGTGGAAAAGTCTATGTACAGGTGTTGTTTACATTCGGTCAAATGAAAAGACTCTAAAGTTTTATGATGAGTGTATGAAACTACACGCAAAGAATATAGAGAAGGGACAATCAACCGGCGACCAAGCATCGTTTAATGAAATATATGGAAGACGGGGTTCAATCGAAGGTTTACAGGATTTAAATGTGGGTGTGTTGCCCATGCAATATTTTCCGAACGGACAGGCGTATTTCGACAATAAAATTGGAGAGTCGCAAAAATATCTTGTACACAACAATTACATAAGTGGCGTTGATTCTAAAATTCAACGATTTAAAAATTATGGAATGTGGAATTTACAAAACGAAGACTTTAATAAAATCATGAGGAGAAAAGTCACATGTTAATGAAACTAGAATATATTTGGTTAGATGGATACAGCACAAAAAATCTAAGAAGCAAGTGCAAATTTGAAGAGTGGCCACAAGAGAGTGAGAATCAAGCATATTCTCAAGAGGAGTTGTTATCTCTTTGTTCTCCTTGGTCATTTGATGGTTCTAGTACCAGTCAAGCAGAAATCGACAATAGCGATTGTATTTTGAATCCAGTTTTTGTTTACACAAACCCATTCGACCAAGGAAATTCTCTTTTGGTATATTGTGAGGTTTTAAATTCTGATGGTTCTATTCACGAAACAAACACTAGAGCAAAACTCAGGGAAACTTTAATTGAGTGTGGAAACGATATGGTTTTTGGTATCGAACAAGAATACACAATAATCGATAATGACACAAAAAAACCAGTCGGATGGCCGAAAGATGAAGAGGCAAACCCACAAGGAAAATACTATTGTGGTATTGGTGGAGGTGTAAACGCAGGAAGACTTTTAGTCGAACAACATACATCCCTATGCCACCGTGCAGGGTTGTCACTCGGCGGAACAAACGCAGAGGTTATGTTGGGACAGTGGGAATATCAATTGGGTCCTCTACACGCATTAGATTGTTGCGACCAACTTTGGATTTCTAGATTCATCATTCAAAGGTTGTCAGAAAGATTGGGATGTTCTATATCTTATGACCCAAAACCAATTGATGGTGATTGGAATGGTTCTGGTGCCCATATAAACTTTTCAACAGAATATCTACGAGATGTGGGTGGTGGAGAATATATTAAGGAAATAATTGATGCTCTTGAAGTTGAACATGGAAGTTTCATGGAAGTTTATGGGGAAGGAAACGAAAGAAGACTAACAGGTAAACACGAAACTTCACATTATGATGATTTTACTTGGGGTGAAATGGATAGAAGCGTATCAATCAGGGTGCCAGTAACAGTAGTAAATAATGGTAAAGGTTATTTAGAAGACAGAAGACCGGCGGCAAATGTCGACCCATATGAAGCAATTTCTTGTTTGGTGATGCACACACCAAAACTACCCAAAGAAATGCCCGTTACAAACTATGCGACAGTAGAATGAGCAAATTAAAACTATACTGCAACCTTGACGAGTTTGACCCAAAGTGGTTGGGAAACAAAAGCGAAACCATGCTTCTATTTCCATTCTTAGAAGAGAAGCATGGCATATCTCGTTTGAAGAAAGAAGTTCTTCAACCACACGAAGTTAATCGGTTTGAAGAGTTGATAGAGAAAGGTAAAGATTACATTGAACTTACTTCAGTTGAAGACTGTGATTTTGTTTATCTTCCCTTTAAGTGGCCACATTGGCCAACTGTAGCAGACCCCTTTAATATGTGGAAAGATATAGATGCAGGAAATCCATATATTGACCTTGCCAGACAACATGGTAAAAAGGTGTTACAACTATTCGAAGATGATTATCCCGGCGACCTTCCACTTCAACCAGAGGATGGTATAATCTTAAGAACTTCAATGTATGGCAATGAAAGAAAACCACACGAATACGCACTCCCACCATTTAGATGTGACAGATTTAATGATGTATATCTGGACAAAACTGCAAAACCAACTGTTGGTTTTTGTGGTTTCTTTGGTACAAAAGAACACAATATTCGTCAAGCAACTCTCTATGTTTTAGAAGAAGATGAAAATATCGAGACAGACTATATTATTAGAAAGTATTTTTGGGCAAATGGAGTTCCAAAAGATGTTGCCGTCCGTGACCATTACAATAACATAGAAAGAAATTTATTCACACTTTGCACACGGGGTTCTGGAAACTTCTCTATGAGATTTAATGAAGTTCTTTCAATGGGAAGAATACCAATTCATGTAGACACTGATATGGTTTTACCTTTTGAGTCGGTAATTGATTGGGATAAGCATTGTGTACGAGTTCCCCACAAAAACTGGAATTCAATTAACCATTATGTGAGAAGGTTTTTCAACAACCATTCGACAGAGAGTTTATTAGAAATTCAAAAGGCAAACAGAGAATTGTGGAAAGAATATTTGTCTCCTCTTGGATTTGCAAAGAATATAAAAAAGGCAATACAACAAGATGAATTATGTGAAAGCACTTCGTGATAAAGTATCAAGCGACCCATATATAACATCCTATACATTTAGGACAATGTGTCAACATGCCCTAATGCTTCCTAACGATACCGAATATGTTAAGGCAATGGGTGGGTTGTTTCCAGAACAAGTTGAAAGTGGAGACAAAATTTATGTGGTTGGTGAATTGTTGGACATATTCTTTGAACAGTTTGCGCCAAGAATTAAAAACCCATATATCTTAATTTCTGGAAGAAGTGATATTACAATCAATCAAAGGTATGAAGAACGACTACCAGACAATCTAATAAAATGGTTTGCGGTGAATAACACAACTGGTGATGAAAGAATTCAAACAATACCATTAGGAATCGACAACAAAAATTGGAGATTCGATGATAATCCACAAGCAATTCCTAGTCACTTTGAGGTAGTAAATATCGAAATAATAGACGAAGGTTCTTCTGATGTGTTGATAAGTTTTCAACCACACACCAACAAGAAAGAGCGTATGTCGTGTTTAGAATATTTCAAAGAACAAGAATTTTCAACATATCGACATTACACAAACGAAGACCGAAGACATACAGACTTCCTGAAAAATTACTACAGAGAAATAAGAAAGCATAAGTTTAATGTTTGTCCATTTGGAACAGGTTATGATTGCCATAGAATTTGGCAAACTCTCATCTTAAAATCTTTCCCAATAGTAAAGAAGCATAAGTCTATGGAAGAGTTTTACGATATGCCTATATGGTTTGTAGATGATTGGACTGAAGTTACGAAAGAAAATATTGATAATAAATACAAAGAGATGTTGGACAATTACAACAATCAAGTGTATAATATGGATAAATTATGGTTCAAATATTGGAGAGATTTAATTAATGCCTGTGTCCCAACTGACGATTGAAGAACAAATACACCAAAGACAATTTGAAACACACCACAAAGATGCAAAGTTTTTGATTGCAGATATTGAACCTGGCGGGTTTGGTGCTATGGTTGCAAGAAGAAAGTTAGCATATCAAATTGGACAGAAGTATGATAGAACCATTCTTTTCAGAGATGCGGGTTCATTGTATGACGAATGCTATGAACCAACATGTAAATACACACTGAAAGAAATTTTAAACACATATCAAGATGTGCATAGATTCTCATACAATCTAAATCAATCGGCAAAAGTTTGTTATTTTGATTTTAATGAGTACTGGAACTCACCACAAAAAGATGAGTGTCAGTGTTGGTGTGACCCATTGTACGAAAATGAAGAGAATGGATATCTGTACTTTTCTGGATTGATACTATCTCAATTCAAACCGCTTTCTGAGTATGTTGAAAAATATGACTTGGTAAAGAAAGATTTGAATTGGCAAAACCCCGTCATTGGCCTTCATGTTCGAAGAGGAGATAAAGGAATAGAAACAGGTCAAAACCAATATGTTTTACTTGAGAGTTACATGAGAGAGGTACAGAGAATAAGTGACGAAACTGGAATCAAAAAGGTCTTTGTCACAAGTGATTCATCTGAACCTTTCTTTGAACTTCAAGAAAAGTATAAAGACTTTGAGTTTATTCAGGATGACTTAGAGAAAAGGTATGACAATGCAAATTGGAAATTGGTTTCTGAAAATCCAGAACTTCGAAAAGAAGAAACTATGACAGGAATTAAAATTATAGAACTTCTGGCATCCTGTGATTATATCGTAGGACAATCAAACACACAATTTGCAAAACTTGGTGGAGCAATTTCTTCCTACAGAACTGGTAATCGGAATTGCTTGACTTTAATTGACCATGAAACACAGGAAACCGTTCAGTATGGAACAAACTCTGCCACAAGTTAAAGTTGGTTTTTCTGTAACTAATCATTACAGTGAGAAAATACGACCAAATGGAAGAGAACTTCTTAAGGAGTACTTGGTGTCTGTGCAGAATTCTTGTAAGTATCCATTTGAGGTTTTTATTATAGACAATCAATCCGAAAACATGCTAGATGAAAGTAAATTACCTTCCAACTTTCATTATCATTATGTAAAAGACCAGTCAATTGGTGGACTAACACATGCATGGAATCTTGGAATACGAGAAGCAGTAAAACATAAATGTGATGTGATATTCAACACCAACGAAGATTTGATTATTAATGAATCAATAAATGATTTCGTAAGTGCAATATGGAATCACAAATACAAGAATGTTTCAATATATGGACCTGTATCTAACGATGAAGGTGTTTCAACACACCATCAAAGAAGAGATGAGGCAGGAACGAAACTAATAGAAACCACAAACGACCCTTGGGATGGTAGACAGGGATATGCGTTGAATGGTTTCTTTTATGGGTTTACAAGAACGATGGTAAAGAAGTTTTGGATTGATGAAAATTTATTTAGTCCTGAACAGTGGTGTTCTTGGAATGGGCAGGAAATAGAAATACATGACCGTTGTTGGCCTTTAGGTATGAGAAGTTTCATTGCAGAACAATGTTTTGTTGAACACATGAAACTAAAAGACTGGCAACATTTTAGGAGTTGTTAAATGATAGTATCCACAATTGATTCTGGACTTGGTAATCGTATTAAATGTCTTTTGAGTTGCATGAGACTTGATGATGATGTTAAGTTGTTATGGCCGAGAAATCGATTTACCACATGTGATTTCAGTCAACTATTCGATGGTGACTGGGAAGTTGACAGTGTACCAGAGGGAGCAGACACTCGCTTTAGTGAACGACTATTAGTTCTAGAATCAGATGGTATACCAGAAGGTTTTGCACAAGAACATCCAGATAAGAAATTTGAAAATGGTAAACTAAGAAAGAAGATTGAAGTTAATAATGGTCAGAATATCGACCACGAATATGAAAGAATTCCAGAGAAGGTTAGGGAATCTTACATACAACAAGCAAAGAAACTTGTACCCGCAGAATACATTCGCAACCAACTTGAGGAGTTTTCTTCTGAAAATTTTGATGAGAATACAGTTTCTGTTCACATGAGGTCTTGGGCAGATGACCCAAGAAGACAGTGCTTGTTTGACTTCAACAACTACTTCAAATACATGGATGAGATGACTGATAAGAAATTTTTCGTATGTGCCGACCATCAACATTGTATTGATGTTCTTAAAGAAAGATATCCACACAGAGTTTTCGATTATCCAAAACGAGGAGATGGAAACTACAGTCCCGGCACATCATACATGTCAACACTTGAAGCATCACAGGATGCGATTATTGAAATGTATCTACTCGGAATGAATCCAACAATACTTGGTTCTTACTTAAGTACTTTTGTAGAAGTTGGTTGGTGGTTAAATGAATGCAAAGGAAAGGTAGTCATAGTATGACAGAAACATCGATACCACAGGCAGGACCTTGGAATTCTCATTATGAAAATTCACGATATATTTGTGATTACCTAACCTCAGATAGTTGTGTTTTAGATTTGGGTTCATACAAAGGAGAGTTTGCATTTAAAATTCAAGAAAAGTATAATTGTGATGTGTATGCATACGAACCCATTGAAGAATTTTGCGATGCAATAGATAGTGTAAACAATCCAAAGATACATGTAAATCGTTTTGCTCTTGGTGAAAATGATGGAACTGAAACCATTGTTGTGGGTGGTGAAGGAACTACTTTAGAAAAATATGACAGAATCAATAATCCATCACACAAGGGAAACCCAAGTAAAGATTTAAAGGATTTGCCCACGACAAACATTAAGATGGTTAATGTTGTAGATGAAATGCAAAAATATGATTCGATAGATTTGATGAAAATAAACACAGAAGGTTCTGAATATGAGATACTTTCATCTTTAATTGAATCAGGAGATATTAAGAAGGTAGAAAATCTTCATGTTCAGTTTCATAGTTTTGTTCCCGATGCATATGTTAAATACGAGGCAATCAAAGAAAAACTAAACAAAACTCATGATGTTGTTTTAGATTCTTTGTGGAAGTGGACATTTTGGAAAAGGAAATAGTTCATGCCAATATCAATCAATGAAGATTTAAAACCAATAGTATTTATTCACACACAAAAGACGGCAGGCCATAGTATAAGGGTTGCGTTGGAGAGCGTAGGATACAGGTGGAAACTAGTAAAATACTTCGACATTCCAAAACAGGAATGGGTTATTAAGGTTTCGCCAAATAAACACCAACCTCCGAGATTTTGGGAGTATGCAGAGTCACTCCGAGAAAAATATAAAAGGAAAGGAAAGAAGCACCACGCCGATGTGGTTGCTGTTTTAAACTCGCCGCCCCTAAGTGAATGTTATTCATTTTCTTTCGTAAGAAATCCTTTCGATGCTTGTGTTTCTAGATTCTCATATCACCAAAGAGAAGATAGAAATTCACCACAAGACCTTTTATTTAAGAGATTTTCTAATAACAAAAAAGGATTTTCCTCTTGGGTTAAGTCATTGAAGACGGAGGGTTGTTGGTACGACCCAAGGTTTAACTGGCGGGCAACCTTTGAAACACAAAAGAGGTTTTTATCAGATGCTTCAAATGATAAAATTTTAGTTGATTTTGTGGGTAAATTTGAACATTTAAATGATGACTTTCAAAAAATATGTGATACAATTGGATGTGATAATAACCTAAAAGGCATTCATGAAAACCCATCAAAAAGAAAATCTGATTATAGAGAATATTATGATGATGAAGCCATAGAAATTATAGAATCGATGTATAAAGAGGACTTGGAGTGTTTTAATTATGAATTCTGAACAAAATATTGCCGTAATTGGAATCGGTAGAATTGGGTTGTGTTTTGCTCTAAACTTAGAAAGAGCAGGATTTAATGTAATTGGTTATGATATAAGGGATGACGGATATATAGATTCAATTAATGACAGGTCTTTTACATCATCAGAGGTTGGTGTAAATGAACTAATTCAAAACTACAAAAATTTTAAAGCAGTAAACTCTATACAGTACACGGTATCGAATTCTGATTTGCTTTTCGTAGTTTTGAGAACAGAATCCAATGAAGATGGAAAGTACAATCACAGTCAAATTGAAAGTTTAATATTTGACTTAAAACAATTGGGAAAACAGGAACACCCAAAGCATGTAGTTATATGCAGTAATGTTCAGCCAGGTTATTCAGATACCGTGGCAGAAAGGTTGAGAGAGTACAATTACATCGTAAGTTTCAATCCAGAAACAATAGCACAAGGACAGATAGTTAACGACCAATTATACCCCAAGATTGTAATTATTGGTGAGGAAAATTCTGAAGCAGGAGATTTAATTGCATCGATTTATTCTAAGATGTGTAAATCAACTTATAGTTTACATAGAATGGATAGAACAAGTGCAGAACTTACAAAGGTTGGACTTAATTGTTCACTGACTGCAAAAATTTCCATGGCAAACACAATCGGTGATGTCGCCATTCGGTTGGGAGCAAACCCAGATAAAGTTTTAAATGCGATAGGTTCTGATGATAGAATTGGTAATCAATATTTTAAGTATGGATTTGGTTATGGTGGACCTTGTTTTCCAAGAGACAATCGTGCCTTTATCAGGTGTGCAGACTCAGTTGGAATTGATGCACACATGAACAAAGCATGTGATAAGTCAAATAAAGAACACCTACTACACCAACTGGATAATTTCATAGTCAATCGTCCAATAGAAACCCCAATTACAATAACAGATGTTACTTTTAAAAAGGGGTGTGCCAGTATTGAAGAGTCTCAACAACTAGAATTTGCTGTGCGGTTGGCGAAAATGGGATATAATATAATCATCAAAGAAACTAAAGAAGTGATAGACCAAGTGAAAAACATATATGGAGAGTTGTTTCATTATGAAGAATAAGAAAATTTTAATTTTTGGGGGGTCTGGTTCTTTAGGTCAGACTCTAATTAAAAGACTCCACGGAGAAAATGATGTTTTGGTTTTTTCCAGAGATGAGGCAAAACACTGGACAATCAAGAACGATTTTAATTCTGAAAACCTATCCTTCAGTGTCGGAGACATTCGGGACATTCATAGGGTCAAGGAAATACTTTTTCAGTTTAACCCAAACATTGTAATCATTGCATCTGCATTAAAGCAGGTAGACACATGCGAATTGTCTCCCTTTGAAAGTGTACAAACAAATATTCTTGGCATTCATAATATTGTGAGTGCGGTAGAGGAGAACATAAACAGACTCACTGATTTGGAATCTGTTTTGATGGTAAGTACAGATAAAGCATGTTCCCCAGTAAATGTTTATGGAATGTGTAAGTCTGTCTCTGAAAGATTAGTAACCGTTCGTTCAAAGGGTGAACACAATAACAATGTTAAGTTTATTGCTGTTCGTTATGGAAATGTTTTAGACTCTAGAGGAAGTATTATTCCTCTGTTCAATCATCAGGTGAAAACAAGAGATTCTTTGACCGTAACTCATCCGTCTATGACAAGGTTTTTAATGACTTTGGATGACAGTGTTGATTTGATTGTGACTACACTAGAAAAATCACAAAGCGGAGAAACATGGATTCCAAAACTAAAATCTATGAGAATAATGGATTTGGCAGAAATATATGCAGAGATGTATGATAAGAAGATAATCTATACAGGAATACGACCAGGAGAAAAGTTACACGAAGCATTAGTTTCGGAGTCAGAATCATCAAGAGCAGTAGATATTGAGAGTCACTATGTTTTAAAACCATCATATACTACACAACTTAGTGAAACCATATTTGAATATAGTAGTGAACAGGATGTTATGACGAAGGAAGAGTTAAAAGAATATCTTATGGGGTTGTCCCTCCTTGAAAGGGATGCAGAAGAATTTATCGGCAGAAACATTAAAGAATATAAGAGAGGTTAAATGAAATATAATTACCCAATTTTTAAAGTTCATGTTGATGTTGAAACAGCACTGACAAATGTTAGACAAGTTCTTGAAAGCGGATTCTTAAATGAAGGCAAAGAGGTAGCACGATTTACAACAGAGATGGAAACCTATCTAGACCATACTAAAGTTGTGCCACTCAATAGTTGCACCAGTGCTTTAACACTCGCTCTAAGGTTATCTGGAGTCAAAGAGGGTCTGGAAGTCATAGTACCATCCATGACATGTGTTGCATCGGTTACACCTGTTCATGATGTTGGTGGTAAATTGGTGTGGGCAGACATAAAGAGTGAAACAGGAAATGTCAACCTAGAAGATATTAAGAAGAAGATAAACAAAAAGACAAAAGCAGTTCTCTGTGTAAATTGGGCAGGACTACCCTGTGAGTTAAAAGAACTCCACGATTTGTGTAGAAAAAATGGAATCAAACTAATCCAAGACGCCGCTCACTCTTTTGGCGCCACTTATGAGGGAAAGCATGTCTGTCACTTCTCTGATTTTACCTGTTATAGTTTTCAAGCAATAAAACATATTACCTGTGGTGATGGTGGGTTGTTGGTTTGTTCGGATGAAAGCGATTACCATAAAGCAAAGAAATTAAAATGGTTCGGGTTCGATAGGGACGGATGCAAAGACGAAAAGGGAGAATGGAAAGGTCAGAGATGGAATGTTGATATAGATGAAGCAGGACATAAATTCTACATGAATAATGTTTCTGCCGCTTTGGGTTTGTCTCAGATTGAACACATGCAAACCATAATAGATAAACACAGGGAAAACGCAAAAACATATTTCAATAGGTTTTCTACAAATGACAAAATAACACCTCTGTCATTTCCAACAAACTCCAATCCTTCTCATTGGGTCTATACGGTTTTGTTGGATGAAACCCTAGACCGAGATGAGATTCTTAGAAGTTTAAATGAACAGGGTATCGGTGCAGGTTTGGTTCATGTTCCTTGTCATTATTATACTTGCTTTAAAGACAGTTTTGAAGACTTGCCACAAACGGACTACTTCTATGAAAATCAATTATCGTTGCCATGCGGTTGGTGGTTAAACGAAGAAGACATAGGTAACATTTATCGGTCTCTTGAGGAACTTTTATGAAAAGAGTTGGAATACTTTTAAACGAAAGAGATTATTTTTTGCCTTATGTTAATTGGTTGTTTGATAACCAAAAAGGGATGGGTTATGAAATTGTAGCAGTGCATACAAACAACAAACAATGGGCAGAACAGAATAACATTCCAACACAATTAATTCAATCATTCGATGATGTTATAGAAAAGTCGGACTTGGCAATTTCTCTTAGTTACTGGAATATAATTGATGAGGAAACTATAGAAAAAGTTCCGATGGGAATAATTAATTTTCATCACTCATATAGATTGAAGTATAGAGGAAGGCACAGTGCCACATGGGCAATTAGAAAAAATGAAAAATTACATGGAAGCACCATGCATTTCATTGATAAAGAATTAGACTCTGGTAAAATAATTGACACAGACTTCTTTGAGGTTCAAAAGTCTGATGTGGCCGAGGATATCTTTTTCAAAGCAAATGATATCGGTTTGAATTTGTTGAAGAAAAATTTTAATAATATAATCAACCAACAAGATATGGAATATAGTCAACCATCCGATGATTATTTTTCCTCAAAGGGGAGTGACTTGAATCATGAAATTTCTCTGTCTCTTTTGAATAATGCAGATGGATTGCTACAAGAAATTAAAGCACTCACCTATGGAAACTGCCCTGCACCATTTGTTAATATAGATGGTAATAAAGTATATCTGAAAATGGAGAACTATGATTCTGGGGTTTTGAATGAAAAGCAACAATGAATTTTCAATAAAATATTATGAAGACATAATCAACAATGCATTGGACAGCAAATATAAATTTGTCACGGTTGCAGAGTTTTTAGAGTTAGGTTGTCCCAACCTGAATCATTTTATACTAAGGCATGATTTAGACAGGCAACCCTCGACTTTACAAAACCAATTAGATGTGGAAAAGAACTGTGGGGTTCGGTCTACAATTTATGCAAGAGTTACTGCAAACGAATATAATGTTTTGTCTTATCCTGTTCTGAATATGTTAAGAAAAGCACAAAGGGATGGTTTTGAAATTGGACTTCACACCAACTTTTTAGAGTATGCAACAATCAATAAATTAAATCCTATGAATGTGTTGGAATTAGAATATAATATCCTCAACAAGATTTTTGATATCAAAGGTCTTGCCCCACACCGAGATTTAAATTATGCATATAACTCTTTACCATACATTGAAGAAAATTGGAAAGAAATCAAAGGTATGGGGTTTGATTATCAGGCATATAATGAAAAGATTTTTTCTGCTTCGGTTTATGTAAATGAAGGATTTAACCCACACCTTTGTTGGAGAAACAATAAACCAGAAGACATAATTCCAACAAACAAATCAATATACATGATGACTCATAATCATTGGTGGTATAAAAAGCATCCCTTTGAGGAATAGAAATGAAAATAGCATTAGTTGGTTATAGAAGTTGGGCGTTGATTGCCTTTGGGAAGTTGATTGAGAAATTTCCAGATGTTTCTTTTGGTGTTTATACAAAACCCAACAATTTAAATGGGGTTGAAGATACTATAATACTGGCCGCAGGATGGAGTTGGATATTTGATACAGATACTTTAAAGAAAAATAAATTTGTAGCGGCAATGCACCCATCAGACTTACCTCAATATGCAGGAGGAAGTCCAATACAACATCAAATTGTGGATGGCGTAACAAAAACAAAAGCAACATTATTTGAAGCAACAGAAAACATTGATGGAGGACCTATCTTATATAAGACGGATATGTCCCTAGAGGGTCACATGCCAGATATATTTAATTCTTTGACGAAAGTAACCATCGAATTGTTTTCCAAATTTATTTTAGACTGGCCGAATATACCGAAACAAACACAAGAACAGGGGGATATCTACAAAAGACTGACTCCTGATAGTAGTAAGTTGTCAATTAAAGATGTGCAAAATATGTCTGTCTTAGATTTGTATAACTATATTAGGTGCAGAGAAGACCCATACCCAAATGTATATGTTGAAGATGACAGTGGTAAATTATATTTTAGAAATGTAGAGTTTGAAAATGAGTGATAAAATTCAAGTTGGAATTCCGTGTTTTTCTTATGAAGGCGATTGCGAAAGTTATATAACTTTTGCTATGAATAGTATGTTACTTACCGCAAAGAATCCAGAAGACTTAGAGTTTATTATTGGGTTAAACGGAGACAACATTCAGATAGATAAAATGAACAGTCTCCATAATAAAATTAAATTTATTGATGTTGTGCAAGAAGTAAAAGATAGAGTAGGGGATGCTCCACACAGAACAGAACACACAAGCAACTCCTTAAATCATGGAGAAGTTCTTGACACTTTGTTTAATCATTTTGATACTGAGTATGGCATGTGGGTAGATGCCGATGTCGCATTCCTGTGCAAGAACTGGGATGAAAAATTAAAAAATGAATTAAACGAAACCTGCTCAGTCGTAGGATTGACATATCCAAAGAACAGAAACAGATACGAAGACTTTCCAACGATAATGGTCTGTATGTTTAAAACCGAAGTAATGAAAAAATTAAACATGACCTTCACAACCGTAAATATGGGAGGTGTTAGAAATGTTCCTGTTTCAGAAACAGAATCGAAATTCTTTAATCTTAAGGCAGGTTCAACCATAAATCTAGACAGTGGTGAAATGTTACCTCTCATTCAAGAACACGGTTATAGTGGAAAATGTATACACAGTGTTCATCTGTTTCAGAAAGACGGAGAACTACAATTTTTAGATTCTGAACTTGATGAAGCAAGACGAAAATCACCAGTAAAGGGTGGCAACGGTAAAATATGCGAGGGACAGATGAATGGCGAAGTAATCCTTACGCACCTATCAGAATCTAGATATAGAAAATATAACGAAGACCCACTTTCAAAGGTGTGGTTGAGTAAAATTAAATCTTGGTTAAAAGAAAAGTGTGAGGTAAATATAGAGATATGAAAAAAGTTGTTTCTGTTCGATATAGTGATGGGTTTGGTAATCACCTGTTTCAATATTCTGGTTCTAGGATATTGGCAGAAAGAAATGGTTATGAACTATCACATGATGCCATTCCCGAATTGAATATTCCTAAAAACATAAAAGACGGAAGTGTTGGAGAAAGTCGTAATGTGTTTGGTATCTCAAATAATTTTGAAGATTATACTTTATACAAAGACAGAATTGATGATGTCAGGTCTTGGTTTCCAAAGGTTGAGAAAACCAACACCAAAGATTTGATATTACATCTGAGATTGGGTAACAGAATCGCTCAACAAACACACCACATGAATCATGTTGACTCAAAAAAATATATGGGTGTCATTGATACTTTTGATTTTGACAGACTCCACATAATAACAGATGCTGATAAATGGGAGACACATAACATAGAAGATGTTTCTAAACTCTATGAGGAGTTAGAATCTTTTAATGTTCATAGGAAATTTAAACCACGACATAACCTAGTTCCCGAAAAAGAAGCAATTGAATATGTGAATGAACTTATAGAAGGATTGTCAGTATATGACCCAATATGCCACATAGAAAATGCAGGAATGATAAAAAACGAATCAGCATTAAAGGATACATTCATAGACCATTTTAATTTTATTCGTTCGTTTGATAAGATAATTTTTAAAGATAGTACATTTTCTTGGTGGGCATCTGTATTAAGTGAAGCAAGCGATGTCTGTGTTTATGGTCCTTGGAAACCAAACAAGGGTTCTAGAAATAAAAATTTAGGGAAAACAGATTATGAAGGATGGAGAAGTTGGTCATGAATGAAATCATAAAAGAAAGAATTGATGACATAGAAAGAAAAGTAGGAAAAGGCGTTGTCTACCCTTTGAATATCGTAGTTCCTCCTAGACTAGTTTTGGACAAAATTCCCGAAAAGAAAAAATTATTTGGAACGGTAATTCCAGGCGATGAGTCAACATATATTTTTAAAACTGCTGATGATTATTACAGAGACTATCAGGAAAGTTATTTTGGTTTTAATTGGAAAAAGGGTCAATGGGACACTGGTAGAAATCAAGAAATAATTATGAATGGTTGTGTTCCTCTGTTCATGGATATTGATAAATGTCCAGAGCATTGTTTGATGCACCACCCAAAAAATAAATACCAAGAATTACGAGATAAATATTATCAGAAGAATTTTTCAAAAGAAGAATATGAAAAAGATTGCAAGTGGTTGTTGGAGTATTGCAAAGAAAATTTAACAACCGATGCCATGGCAAGGTTTGCATTAGAGGTTACAGGTAAGACCGATGTTAAAAATGTATTATACATTACACTTGGAGATAGAGCAGACCAATTAAATGACTACTTGTTTCAGGGATTTAGAAATGTGGTTGGAGAAGGAGTAATAGACTCAAACAAACTTTGGTGGGTATATGAGGGTATCAAAGAAGGATATACCTACAGGGGAACAAACGATGACCGAGTTTGGATTGACCCCAATGACCCAAACCTTTCCGAAAAAGATAAGAATGGTTTAGTAAAAAAGAAAGTAAAGGTGTCCGAACTGCGTGGCGGCGGGATGACATATTCTGGAAACATACCAGATATTTCTGTTGACAGGGAAAATATAGAAGATAAAATAAGAGAAAGATACTTTGATTTAATTGTCTATGGTTCTTTTAATCGATGCAAAGAATATCTTAATCTGGTGTTAGAAAATTATGAAAAAGATGAGGTGTTTATAGTAGACACCGATGATGACATAGTAAATGAAAATGGTGTAAGAGTTAATAATTTTGAAAAGTATAAAGACAAAGCAATTTATTTTTGTCCAGACTTAAGAGTTTTAGTATGACTAGTTTGTCCTTCATTACAACTTATTATAACCAATGCGATATGCTACAAAAACAAATTGACTTATGGCAGTCATACAGCAATGAAGTTAAAGAGAAGATTCAGTTTGTGGTTATAGATGATGGTTCATCTCAATCAGCAAAAGACTATATCGATGGCACGCCAGATATCAATTTGGTGGTTTATAAAATAATGGAAGACATTTATTGTAATATACCAGGCGCCGTGAATTTGGGTGCAACGGTGTGTGGAACAGATTGGATGTTTAAGCATGACATGGACCATTTGTTACCAGAAGAATCTGTTAAAAAGATGATAGAACTTACAGACAGGACAGGTGAATGTTTTAAATTCTACAGACACAACGGAACAAAAATAAGCAATCCAAATAAAATTGCACCTGGCCAATTTATGATTCGTGTAAAAGATTTTTGGAAAATTGGGGGGTGGGACGAAGACTTCTGTGGAAACTACGGACAAAACGACCCTGCATTTTTCTGGAGAGCAAGAGGTGTTGTTGGTGTGAAGGAATGTTATGACATTGAAATGGTAATTGACTCAACAGGAGAAACCCCAACAATAGACAGAAGCAGAAGAGAAGTTAACACAAGACTGTTCGAAGAAAAGAAAAGAACAGGCAACTGGTCAAATAAGTTTTTACGGTTTGATTGGGAAAGGGTGTATTGATGAAAATTGCATTATATTCTGTAAATGTAGGCGGTTATGATAGACCTTTAGAACCAGATGATGCTTCATATTTGGGCGATGCTGATGTTTTTATGTTTACTGACAACCCCTTTGAAAGTTCCGTATGGAAGATGAAAGAGTTGCCCAAAATAGTAGAGAACGAAAGAAAGACTTCTAGATATCCAAAAATCAATTCTCATATAGTTCTTCCAGATTATGATTACACCATATACTTTGATTCTAATATGTTTATAAACAAATCACCAGAATTTTACATCGAAAAGTTCTTACAAGATAAAGATATTGCACTGCATAACAATCCATATCGTTCATGTCTTTATGACGAAGCAAAAGAAATAAGAGATGTTCTTAAATATGAAAAACCAGAAATTGTAGATGCCGAAATGAAACACATTCAAGAAGATGGATATCCAGAAAAGAATGGATTGTCAGCATGTCACTTAATAGTAAGAAAGAACACAGACAAAATACAAAAGTTAAATGATGTGTGGTGGTCAATGGTTCATGAATATAGTTATCGTGACCAATTAAGTTTTAATTATGCTTGTTGGAAAACTGATACTACATATAATAAAATAAAACCATATAAAGAACATATAGTTGAAATAAGGCATAAGAAGAAAAAGGTCACTTATTGATGAATATTTTAATTACAGGTGTGGCAGGTTTACTCGGTTCTCGTTTAGCAGACTGGATTGTTGAAAATCAACCAGATGCAACGGTAATAGGTGTAGACGATTTAAGTGGTGGTTATGTTGAAAACATACACGAGGATGTAATCTTTTATCCGATTAAAGTAGAGGGAAAAGAACTAAATGAAGTTTTCTCCAAACACGACATTGATTATGTTTATCACTTCGCCGCATATGCCGCAGAGGGGTTGAGTCCGTTCATTCGAACATTCAACTATACAAACAATCTAGTTGCGACAGCAAACATTGTAAACAATTGCATCAACCACGATGTGAAGAGATTGGTGTTCACTTCAAGTATGGCAGTTTATGGGGAAAACAATCCCCCGTTTGCGGAAGAACTTAACTGCAACCCAATTGACTCATATGGTGTCGCAAAGGCGGCATGTGAAAAGGACATTCAGATTGCGGGAGAGCAACATGGGTTGGATTGGTGTATCATTAGGCCACACAATGTTTATGGCAAAAAGCAAAACATCTGGGACAAATATCGAAATGTACTTGGTATTTGGATGTACCAACACCTAAACGGTAATCCTATCACAATATATGGAGATGGAAGTCAAACAAGGGCATTTAGTTATATTGATGATTGCCTTGAACCATTCTGGAAAGCGGCAACAGACAGTCGTGCTTCAAAGGAAATTATAAATCTTGGTGGAATAAACGAACACTCAATTATTGATGCCGCAAATATTTTGATTGGTGTTATGGGTGGTGGTGAAATTAAACATCTTGAGGAAAGACACGAAGTTAAACATGCTTGGTCGACACATCAAAAGTCTGTGGAGGTATTAGACTATACAGAGACGATGAATTTAGAAGATGGCCTCATTGAAATGTGGGAGTGGGCAAAAGAACAACCAGAAAGAGTTCAACAAAGATTTGATACATATGAGGTAGACAAAGGAATCTACAGTTTTTGGAAATAAATTACGGAGTGATTATATCATGAGAAGTATTGGCGTTATTGGTAATGGGTTTGTTGGGAATGCAGTCGCAACAGGATTTGGTGATTTTGCAGATGTTCGTGTGTACGATGTTGATAGAGAACGCAGTACACACACACTAAACGAAACTCTTAACACAGAATTTGTTTTTGTTTGTTTACCAACACCTATGGTAAATGAAAATGGCGGAGAGTGTAATCTTTCTATCATTGAAAACTTTTTCTCTTCATTAGACCCAGATGAGTTTGATGGAGATTTTCCTGTCTTCATTGTTAAGTCAACTGTTCCAATCGGAACTACAGAAATGTTACAGGATAAATTTTCATGGTTGGATATAGTGCATAATCCAGAGTTTCTTACTGCCGCAAATGCAGAGGAAGACTTTGTAAACGCAGACAGGACAGTGATTGGTGGAAGAAATCTTATCTCTCTTGGAAAGGTTCGAGAGTTATACCAAGAATGTTTCCCTTGTATACCTGTGTACACAATGACTTCAAATGAATCAGAGTCTGTGAAATATTATGCTAATTGTTTTCTAGCAACAAAGGTAATGTTCTTCAACGAAATGAAGTTGCTATCTGAAAAGTTTGGTACAGATTATAAAACTGTATGCGAAGCAGTCATTGCTGATTATAGAATTTCAGACTCTCATTGGAATGTGCCAGGACCAGATGGGGATTATGGTTTTGGTGGAACATGCTTCCCCAAAGATACAAATGCATTAATCACGACTATGGAACAATGTGGACTCGACCCCAAAGTTCTTAAAGCAGTGTGGGAACAAAATCTAGAATTAAGAAAGAATAGAGATTGGGCGACTAGTAAATCAGCAGTTCTTTCTGTAGAGGAATAATATGAAACCAAAAATTACATTGTGTATGATTGTAAAAGATGAAACACACATCATCGAATCTTGCCTTGAAAGTATGTCTCAATATATCGACTATTGGGTAATTTGTGATACTGGTTCTACAGATGGAACACAAGACATGATTAAAGACTTCTTTGAGAAGAAGGGAATTCCAGGCGAACTTCATGAAGTTCCTTGGGAGGGTTTTGGTAAATCTAGAACTCGTGCTTTAGGATTGTGTGACGGTAAGGCAGATTACGCATGGATGATTGATGCAGACGATTATGTGGAGGGTGATTTTCAATTCCCAGAACCAATGAACGCAGATGGTTATTCTCTCAAAATACAAAGAGGAGATTTCACTTGGTGGAGAAATCAAATTTTTAAGACAGGAATTGATTGGGGTTATGAGGGTGTTTTACACGAGTACGCCGCATGTAACGGTAAGAAACCAGAAGAATTGAAGCAAGCAAGAATTGATGGTAATTATCACATTGAAGCACGGACAATGGGTAACAGAAATGTTGGCATTTCTGCTGTTGAAAAATATACGAAAGATGCAGATATGCTTCTTGATGCCCTTACAAATCCAGACTCTCCAAACTATGAACCAAAAAACTCAAGGTATCAGTTCTACCTTGCTCAATCATATTTTGATTCTCAGCAATTCGAGAAGGCAGAAACAGCATATCTAGACAGAGCAAATTTGGGTGGATGGGAAGAAGAAGTTTACTACTCAATGTTCAGAATGGCAATTATATCGACTATACTTGACAGACCTTGGCAGGAACAATCCGAACGATATTTGCAAGCATGGGCATACAGACCAATTCGTGCAGAACCTTTGCACCAATTGGCAAGATTGCATAGAAGTAGGGGCGAACCTCGTCAGGCATACCTGTATGCAAAACATGCCGCAGAACTCAAAATCCCAGAACAGGATATCTTATTCATCTCTGAAGATGTTTATAGGTGGATGTGTGTAGATGAAATTGGTGCAACTGCTTTTTATTGTCATGATTTTGAGCAGGGTGCGGCCGCGTGTAGGTATATTCTGGATAAGAATCTTTGCCCCCAAGAGGACAGAGATAGAATTGAGAAAAACTTGGATACCTATAAGAGAGTTCTTACAGACATTCAGACTCACAACTTACAACAAGAGCAAACTAAAATCCTAAAAAGGAAAGAAGAAAAGAAATCTAAAAACAAAGAAAAGAAAAAGGGAAAAATAGAGCCAAAAAAGGGGTATAAAAAGAGAAAGAAGAAATAGAATACATATAAGTGTAGTTCTATAAAAGAGGAGAATTGTTTTGGCCGCAGGAAATTACGACATAGACACAGAACAAGGGTCTAATTTTAGTCTCTATCTGAATTATCAAACAGGCACTGGAGCATCTATTGACCTTTCGGTTTATAATGATGCAAGGATGCAGGTTCGCCGTAGTAAAACGGCAACAAAGAAAATATTGGAATTAACAACCGCCGGTGTTACAGGAGGTGGAGTAACTGGTGAATTCACCTCTGTTCCTGTAGGTCTTACAAACGGAGGAACATACGGAATTGGTGGTTCTGGTGGTATCAAGTTGAACACAGGAACTGCGGGAACTGTTACTGGTGGTATCTTCTTTGAGGTTTCTTCATACACAACTAAAGACTTACCAATAGGAAGTCATGTCTATGACATAGAACTTTCTACAGGGACAGCAGGTTCTACCACAGAAAATATTACTAGAATTCTTCAGGGCAGGTTCAATGTCGATGGAGAAGTTACTAAATGAGAAAACTTATTATAGAAGAACAGAGAGAAAATAAAGTAACAAAAAATAATGATTTTAATAAGATTTTGATTGAGGGTGAAAGAAAAAACAAAATTGTTAAGATTAAGGATGGGATAATTGTAAAGAAACAAAGCACCACAACCAAGTCCATCATCATAACAAAGTATAATAAATTGGCACTTAAGAAACAAGACACAAACTCTGTTACTTTGATTTTGAAGTAGGGATAAGATATGACAACTGGCGACACATTAATTAAAATTAAAAGAAGTGAAACCGTAGGTTCTGTTCCAACAGGACTTACCGCCGGTGAACTTGCTATCAATATTGCTGACCAAAGAGTGTTTGTTGGCAATGAAAGTGGGAATACCGTTACTCTCTTTGCTGGTCCCTCTGCTGAACAACCCGCAGGACAAGACGGACAATTGAACTTCATGTTCAATGGTGGTTTTAGTGCAAGCGACAATCTTTATTTTTCTGGTAGCACTCTTGGAATTACTGGCGGAATAACAATGTCAGGGGACTTGAATCTGGGTGGTAATCTTCTATTACCAGAAGACGGCGAAGTTAAGATTGGTGGAGATACAGAAAAGATTGTGTTCAACGGTGCGGGTTCTGGTTCATCTTCGATTGATATGTTCGCAGCCAATATTGATTTTGGAACGGGTGGTGGTAGTGCATTAAGAAGTGCTGGTGATGCTGACACCCAAATTAAATTTGTAAACGACAAACATGGTGCTGGTAGTGATGGATTAGAGTTGCAACAATCAGGAAATGTGATGGTTGATGTGACACCAACGCAGGTTATTGTAGGGGGTGCAACATTCGGGTCTGTCTCGGATCGCGGAGCAACATTCGGTGGAGATGTTCAAATTAGAAGTGCAGGAGATGTTGCACTTTATATTCTTGCAGATACAGACAATGCGACTGAAACAGACAACCCATTAATTAGACTCTCGCAAGATAATAATTACCATGCTCTTGATATTGGTATAGGACAATTTCAGGAAGACACACCATATTTTGATACCGACAACGATGTAGGAATAGACTTCGCTACTGATGGTACAAAGAGAATGCGAATTGAAGGAACTGGTACTCACGGTACTGGCACAGTTCTTTTTCATGGTGGTATTTCCGCAGAGGGTGGTGCAACATTCGGTGGTAACGTCAATGTTGGAAGTTATATAGAGTTTCCAGATGGAACAACTTTAGATGGAACACAAAAAGATACTATAGGAATTTCTTTAAGAACAGGAAATCAAAATTTCCTTACAACAGGAAACAAGGGAATAAGAGTAATACCCTATAAATGTTCAGTTGATTCATGGACAGTCTATTCACCATCGCAAGGTAGCATTCAATTTGATATAAATTCTGGTGGACATGCTCAGTGGCCTAACCTCACAAGTGTTGCTGGATCTAGTTTGCCATCTTTATCAAATCAAACATCAGCGAGAGATGGAACTGTGAACTGGACAAAGACAACTTTTGCTGCGGGTGATATTTTAGAATTTCATGTTGATTCGGTTTCTGGTCTTACAGCATGTACATTGTGTCTTAACATTATAAGAAGAGGTTAGTAGGAGAAATAAATGTCTGTTGAAAAGTTAGGTGACACAAGTGATCAAGTATTATATTATTGCAACTATGATTCTGGTGATGACTCAGATGATGGTAGTTATGGTTCCCCTTGGAAAACTTTAGCACATGCGTTTTCAAAAATTGCTGATGGCACAGTTAATGATGGTGATCAAATAAGAATATTGACAACTGAAGAGGTTTCCGAAACAATAGCATCAACTCATACAAGTACCATAGAAGCACTAATAACTGGGGCAAATCCCACTAATGGTTTAGTAGATGGTACTCGTCAAACTTTGAAATGGACTGGGGATGATGTAAGTCCAATGATTACATTAAATCATAGTTCAATTGATTATTTACAATTTGCAAATTTGATTCTTGATGGTAATGCTACTGGAACAACTGGTGCTGAACATGGAATAGAAGCCTCTGTTGCAAACATGCACAATATGTCATTTATGAATATGAGATTTACTAATTTTACAGATTCTGGGGTTCAGACAAATGGCAACGCTAACTATTGGAACTTTCATCGATGTAGGTTCGATCATAATGGAGAGTCTGGACTTGAAGCAACGTCAACATTTTTTGCTCAAATCCATGAATGTTGTTTTGATTCAAATGAAGAATATGGTGCAAATCTTGGATTGTCCGCTCGAATAAGTAATAGCGTTTTTCACAATAATGGAAACGATGGGGCAAGAATACACAATGCAGGACTTGCATTAGGTAACTGCATTTTTCATGGAAATACAGGCGATGGTCTAACCATAACAGGCAGTGGTGCTTCTACTATAACTAATTGTGTTTGGGCTGCAAATCAAGGTTATGGAATAACACCATCAAGTTCCGCAAAAGGAACGAGAGTATATAATTCTACTTTTTATAGCAACAGACTAGGTGATTATTATGCTTCTGGTTCTGGTGATGATTATCTTGTATTAATGGGATATACCCCAGGCGCAAGCGGACATAATCCAGAATATCTCGGAGCAACAGGAGATTTGAATTTTACACCATCATCACAATGGCCTTCTCTTGGTTCTGGAGTTCCTTCTCCTTTCCAATATATGGGAATAACCGCCGCTGATCCAGGCTATGGAAACTATACACACTACGAAGATATTTCTATCTTTTAAATATATTGATGTTGTAGCATTTGATTATTGTGGTATAATTAAACTGTGAGTTTTACAATGCTTAAGGAGTTTTTGGTATGTCTAATTTAAAATATTACAAGATGAAAAATGATGCAATAGATCCAGTTTTTTCCACATCAGGATCAGCCTGTTTTGATATTTTTTGTTATATTTGCGAGAGAGGTAGGATTACAACAAATTTACCTACGCCAGTTGTGACAATATATACAATGGGCAACAAAAAAGAATTGAGAGAATGTAGCACATGGGCTGTAGAGGGATCTGAATTTAAGACAGGATTCTCATTATGGCCAGGCGAAAGAGTGCTTGTTCCCACTGGACTTATTTTTGATATTCCAGAGGGTCATTCTGTTCGTCTTCATGCAAGATCGAGTATTTCTTTAAAGAAGGGTTTGATTATTCCTAACGGAGAAGGTATAATTGATTCTGATTACTACCACCAAACATACGTCATGTTGTATAATGCAAGTGCTGATGAAGTTCGTATTTATCATGGCGATAGAATTGCTCAAGGTGAACTGATAAAAACATACGATTATGAACTAGAGGAAACAGGGAACATACCAGAACAGACCACAGAAAGAGTTGGTGGTTTTGGAAGCACAGGAGTTTGATATGAATCGTGAAGAACTTTTAAAACATCATGGAACAATTTGCAATCAAGCAAAAGAATTGATGAAGAAGAAAAATCATGACTATGCAGGAGAAGGGGGCGACACACCATTTGCAAATTTTGAGAGGTGTGAAGCAATGGGTGTTTGTTCGACCGAACAGGGGTTTCTTGTTCGTGTTGTAGATAAAGTTTCTCGTCTATCTACTTTTGCTGACTCTGGTACATTGAAGGTAGATAATGAGGGGTATGAGGATGCGATTGTAGATATAATTAATTATATGGTTTTATTTAGTGCGTTTTTGAAAGACAAACATGACTGATTTTTATACCAATGTTTCCATGAGAGGAAACAATATTCTTCTACGAGGGTATAAAGATGGTGAGAGAGTAAAAGAAAAAATAGAATTCAATCCTACTCTTTTCATTCCTTCGAATAAGAAAACATCTTACAGAACACTTGATGGTCGTTTTGTTGAACCTATACAACCAGGCTCAATAAACGATTGTCGTTCGTTTATTAACAAATATAAAAGCGTCAGTGGTTTTGAAATATACGGTAACACAGATTATACTTATCAATTTATAGGCAATGAATATGAAGGTGAAGTCGATTATGATTTTTCTCAATTGAACGTAGCAGTAATTGATATAGAAACTACTTGCGAGGATGGGTTTCCTGACGTAAACAATCCATCAGAAAAAATAATTGCGATCACTGTTAAGATGAATGGAATTAAATATGTTTTGGGTCTTGGTGAATTTGAAATAACAGAAGAGAAAACAAATTGTTTTCAATTCTCGAACGAAGAGGAACTTTTAATTTCTTTCGTTGAATTGTGGGAAACTCTTGATCCCGATGTAGTTACTGGTTGGAATATTAGATTCTTTGATATTCCCTACATGATTAATAGAATGAATTCTATCTTTGGTGATGATTTTTCTAGAAAACTTTCTCCGTGGAGAACATTGAAATCAAGAGAAGTCACAAAGATGGGAAGAACTCAATTGGTCTATGAAATTGTTGGGGTAGCAACATTAGATTATTATGAACTATATCAAACCTTTACATATGTAAACCAAGAGTCATACAAACTAGATCATATTTGTTATGTTGAATTAGGTGAGAGAAAACTTTCATATGAAGAATATGATACCATGTCGGATTTTTATAAAAAAGATTTTCAAAAGTTTATGGAATATAATGTAGTCGATGTAGAACTTGTTGATAAATTGGAAGATAAAATGAAACTGTTAGAACTTGCAGTTTCTCTCGCCTATGCTGCGAAAGTTAATTTGATGGATGTTTTTGGTCAAGTTCGAATGTGGGATTGTATAATTTATCACTACCTAATGGAGCATAATATCATTATTCCTCCAAAAACTACAAGCAAGAAGGATGCTCAATATGCAGGTGCTTATGTAAAAGAACCAATCACTGGTATGCATGATTGGGTTGTATCATTCGACCTGAACAGTCTGTATCCCCACTTGATTATGCAATACAATATCAGTCCAGAAACTATGATTGATCAGCAGAAAGATTATATAATCACACCAAACAGTATTTTAACAGGACACGGATCACAGCAAAGGGTAAAACAATCACTTGATTTACACACCAATAATAATTATTCTGTTGCTGCAAATGGAACCTGTTATACAAAAGAGCATCAGGGGTTTCTTCCCGCACTCATGGAGAAGTTGTACAAAGAACGCAAGATGTATAAGAAGAAGATGATTGAGTGTCAGAAGAAAAAGCAAGAGATTCCAAAGATGAATATGCCTTCTCTGGGTAAGGGAGCATTGAATTCTAAATTGGACAAAGAGATTGCAAAATACAACAACTTTCAGTTGGTTCGTAAGATTCAATTGAACTCCGCTTATGGAGCGATTGGTAATGAATGGTTTCGTTACTTCAATGTTGACATGGCGGAAGCAATCACATTGTCGGGACAGTTGAGTATTCGGTGGATAGCAGATAAACTGAATGAATTTTTAAATAAGACAGTCGGTACGGAGGACTATGATTATGTTGTCGCAAGTGATACAGATAGTGTGTATCTTCGCCTTGGGTTATTGGTGGACAAAGTATGTG